ACAGTTCGAAGTTGCCGCCGTTTTCGAGCTTCCAGTCTGGTGATACATAGTAAAGAAGGTTCAAGCGACGGTAGCGATCGCGCTTCGCATCATGGCTGTTGTCGATGTGAGGATTCAGGAAATCGCCCTTGAACATCATCGACAAGCCGCCCGCGTACAAGCTCGGGTCCGGTTCGATCTGGGTGAAACCCACGAGTTCGGAAACAAGCTCGATGACGGCAGGGGCCTGGAAGGCGTGCGTGATCTCGCCCAGGATCGGCTCGAATTGATCCAGGTGCGCCGAGGTGCGCTTCTTCTCCCTAAACGACTCACGGCTATAAAAGCGATTCGCATCCTTTGGGAAGGCTCCATATATGACGCTTGCAACGTCTTCGGGCAGCAACCCATCCACGACGAAGTGTCGCGTCTTTGTGCCGGTTGGATTGGCCCACTGCTGCTGAATATCAGCGGCAATGGAGGTTAACTTGTCGATGATTATTTTGGTAAGTGCGTGTCTGTCCATTGGTCCCCCGCTGTTGCGGTTATTGATATGGTGGGTGGTGAGTCTACCAGATTCGCCTTCATTAGCTTTTACAAATACCTTTCCATCAATTAGGTCGCCTTGAGCGACTATTTCTTTTTCCGGGGTACGCATGCCCGAGATGCAGCCAGTGCCGACGCGCGTAAGCATGGAAGAGAGGTTGAAGGCGGGGGACAAGCGGTTCTCCCGACTCGAAGCTCGAATCGACAAAAGCGACCGCGAAGTGCGTGAGCACCTTCAGCAGCAAGACGACAAGATTGAAGCCATTGCGATCGCCGTCGCGCGCATCGATACGAACACCAGTTCGATCATCGAGACATGGAACGAAGGCGCGAAGGCCGTGCGCTTCTTTTGCCGGGTCGCCGACGCGTGGCGCTTCCTGCTGCGTCAGGTGGCGATCCCTGTCGTGCTGCCCGGTATCGGTCTCTATGCGATTTGGCATTACGCCCACTACCACGCCTTCCCTTCTTGGCTCAGCGACGTCTACAAGCTTCTGCTTGCGATTCTATGATTCTCACTCCGCAAACAATCGCCGCCGGGTGCGGCGCGGCGCCGGCGCGCGCGGCACTGTTTGCACCATTCATCCAAGCCGCGTGCGCGCATTACGGCATCGTCGAGCCGCTCGACGTCGCCGCATTCCTGGCGCAGATCGGGCACGAGTCAGGGCGCCTCGTTTTCACGCGCGAACTTTGGGGGCCGACAGTCGCCCAGCGCGCGTACGAGCCGCCCTCGCCGAAGGCTACCGAACTGGGCAACACCGAGCCCGGCGACGGCCAGCGATTTCTTGGACGAGGGCTAATTCAACTCACGGGCCGCGCCAACTACGCGATCGCAGCGGTCGCGCTCGATCTCGACCTTCTGCCCCATCCCGAACTGCTTGAGCAGCCTGAGCACGCCGCGATGTCGGCGGCCTGGTTCTGGTGGAACAAGAAACTCACGCCGCTGGCGTTGGCCAGCGACTTCATTGGTGTCACGAAAGGCGTCAACGGAGGTACGAACGGGCTCGCCGATCGGCAGGCGCTGTACAACGCCGCGAAGAAAGCGCTCGGCATCGCCTAACCGGGCTAGGCGGCCGCCTGAGTCCCTTATCTGACGGGCATTTCGCCCTCTAAATGCTTGCATTGTCGCCCGCCGTCGAGCGAGCTTTTTCGTTTCAGGACCACAGATAGGCTGGCCGGCCGAAAGCGCGCGTCCTGGGCGCGTTTCTGTGGTCCCTCACATTCAGGGTTCCTCAGGAGTTCCCGTGAAAGATTTTCCGTTTCCGCTCGTAGTGTCCATCGAAGGTGAGGCGCGCGCCTCGTCCGAGATCATTGCTCGTGGCGTCGGCGTGCAGCACAAGAACCTGCTCGCCATGATTCGCAAGTATGGCGGCGATCTGGCCGAGTTTGGCCCAGTCGCGTTCGAAACGCGCGTGGCTAAAAGAGCGCAGGGCGGCGGAACACCGACAGAGTACGCCATGCTCAATGAGCAACAGGCGACGCTCCTTCTTGCCTTCATGCGTAATTCGCCGAAGGTGATCGAGTTCAAGATTCGGCTGGTCAAAGAGTTCTACCGTATGCGCGATGAACTCGGTCGCCGCGAGCAATCGCTATGGCAGCAGATGCAAGCGCTCATCGCGCGCGAGGTCGAATCAAAGGTGCGCGCGTCGTTCGGCTCATATCTCATGCTCGAGCGAAAACGCGAGATACCGAGCCTTGACGCCGAGCGCGACTTGCTTGAGCGGCAGATCCAGCCTTCCCTCCTCACTCACTAAACCCGGCTCCGGCCGGGTTTTTCGTTTCTGGAACCCGAAATGACCCAATGCAGCCATAACGTGCCGCTCGAGCACAAGTGCGATCGATGCACGGCCGAGGGACTGGCTAGCCTGCCGAAGATCGTCGGCGAACACGCTGTGCGTGTGACGGACGTCGAAATCGAGTACTACCCGGACCATCCGCCGCGGACTGAATCGTCGACCTTCCGCCACACGAAGGCCGAAGGACACCGGCTCGGCCTGCGTTGCGCAGTCAGCGGTCAGACGTCGCCTGAATACCACCATCTCATGTGCGAATGGGCCGACGCGGACGCAATCGATTGGACGATCGTGCGCGCGATCGCGATCGGCGAAATCACCGAAATCCCAGTGCTCGACACGATCACGGATCAGCCGACCGACGAGACTTTTCCGGCGCAACAGTCGCTGATTTGGCTTTTCTGCAAGCTGGCCGAGCTCCGCGGCTTCAACTGGCATGCATTCGACCCGGCCAAGCCCGAAACCTTCGTCGACTCGATGGCCAACATGCTGCCGCTCGACGCGAAGTTCCATCGCTCGCCGACGCACGGCATCCATCACCGCAGTTTCCCGACGTTCGTGTTCCAGGGCTATCCCCGGCGCGCGGGCTTCGTCTTCACCCCGGACGAGATCGTCCAAAAGGAGCATGCATGAATAGCAATTCCCCGACCAACACCGCGATTGCGACCGGCGCGGGCGCCGTCGTCGCGCCCGTTGTGGCGTATGCCGCGAACCTGCTTCATGTCGTTATGCCGGCCGACGTGCAGGGCGCCCTCGTCGTGCTGATCGTGGCCGGCGCGCACTGGCTCTCGCAACGCATTCCGGCTCGCAAGCAATCCGCCACGCCCGCGCAGTAGCCCTCACTCGCCGCATCCGCGGCACAACCCAGAAGGAACTACCATGAAAAAGTTCATGCCGCTCGCGGCAGGTATCGTCGCGTCCGCTTTGATCGTTACCGCTGGCTGCACAACGGCTCAAATTCAACAAGCCGGCCAGAACGTGGCGGCCGTAAATGAAGCGGCGACCGGCGCATTGAAAACGGTCGCTACGTCGATTGTGGCTGCTTGCCCGGCCGGCCAGGCGTTCGCGAGCGCAGCGGCCGCCGCGACCGCTAACCCCGGCGTGGCGATCGCTGCGGACGCGAACGGTGTGTTCTGCGCCATCAATAAGGCGATTGTCGCGACGGCACCCACGGCATCCGCGCCGCTCGCCGCAAGCGCGCCGTGACTCCGCGCGACTATGCGCTGCTCGCGCAAGAGGCCTATACCGCTGCTCCGGACATCGGAAAAGCAGATAGCGCCTCGCGCGCGATCGTGCGTGACACCGCTGCGGGTCTGGCCGTGGCATTCCCGGGCTCGGATAATCTGGATTGTTGGCTGACCGACTTCGATATAAAGCGGCTAGTCGTCCCTGGTATCGGGATTGTCCATCAAGGCTTCTACCAGGCGTGGCAAGCAATCTCCGTCGAGGTGCTGGCTGCAATCGACGGAAAACCGGTTACGCTTGTCGGACACAGCCTCGGCGCAGCGATCTCGCTGATGGCGGCGGCCGATATGATGCAGTCCGGCATCCGGCCTGCTGCCGTGTATGGCTTCGAGGCTCCGCGTGTAAGTCCGACATCATGCGTGGCGGACATTCTCAAGCCGGTCAATCCTTGGCTATGTCGAAATGGCAGCGATCCCGTTCCCGATGTTCCTCCACGTTGGAAACCGGGTGGAGTCGTTCTGCAGATCGGCAAACGCCCGGGGATTATCCCCGATGTTCGCGATCATTTTTTGGTCGATTCGGTGATTCCGGCACTGGCGGCGATGGAGGCAGTGGCAGCATAGTCCCGCGTTCTCGCGCATCAATCTACCTTCACACCGTTGAGTCTATTATCCTCACAGACAACATTGGGCGATTTGTCGTCGATTGTGACGCCGGCCCTCTCGCACGCTTGCCTTATTTCTTCGCTTAATGCGGCTTCATTCTTCTGTTCGGCTGTTATTTGCCCGCCAAGCGCTGCATCGGCCGTTCGCGCTTGCCACATGACGATCCCATAGGCAACTGCACAGCCCAGAAGCACGACGCGCGCTAGCATTCGGATATTCACCATCTTTCCTCCCGCGCCTAAGCGCGCATCAATCGCCCACAGGCTGCGCCGCGTCACCCTCCTGCCACCGCCTCGAATTCAGCCCGAGTAATCCGCAGGCCATCATAGAACATCACGCCGCTTTCCAACTGCGCGGGCCATATTCCGCCCCACGCTACGACGGCACGGTAAATTCGTTCGTCCATGCTTCCTCCCAGCCTGCCATCAGGCAGCGCGTCAATTCCCCGAGCCTGGCTCGGCGGTCAAATCGTCACTCCCGATTGCTCTCACCCAAAACACGCAGCCATGATACTTGTTGGCCTGCGCGAGCGCGGCCCCTCGATAGCACACGCAGGCATCGTCTGCGCCTGGTAGGTCGCCACCCCAACGCTCGCATGCGCAGCAGGGCCGGGGCTGGCCGTAAGGATTGTTGAGGCTTCAAACATGGGTGCGATACTGTATGGGCAAACAGTATATCGAGTCGGCGCACATGGCCTACCTCGCGAGATCGAATACCGTCTACGCAGCTCGTCGCCTGAATTGGACCACGTTCGTTGCCTTCCCGCTCTCCGGCGCATGGCCATCGCTACATTCGGCAATGAAACGGGCCCACGCCTCCATTGCAGCTCGGCGCTCCGGTATTTCCTCGCGTACGTCGTAGACGCCTTCCACACCCTTTATCTTGTGGTTCAGGGCGATCTCGCTGATTTCGCGCGAAAAGCCCATGTTTCGCAAATGCCCCTTGGCTGTCGACCGCGTGTCGTGCGGCGTGAACCGCCGCATGTCAAGGCCGCGCTCGTCGAATGCTTTGGTAATGGCGTCGCGCAATATCTTCCGATTGACATGCCCCTTCGTGTTGTTCTTCGAGCGCGCAGGGCACAACCACTTCGAATCGCCCGACAATGCAGTCAACTCTCGGAACCAGTCTACGACGAGTGGCACGAGCGGCACGAGAAACTCCTCTCTCGTCTTAGTCGCCTCGGCCCTGACACGCCAGGACCCACGATCGAGATCGATCAGCGCTTTCTCCGCAGTGATCAGTTCGATCGACCGAACGCACGTCGCGAGCAAGATGCGGAACATGAGACCATCAACGCGGCCGATCAATTTGTCGATGTCACGCAGCAGGATGTGCAATTCCTCTGCGGTCAACATCACGCGCTTGCGTTTGGGCGGACGATCACCGAGCACCGACTTCAGATCTATGCCTGTAGCCGGGTTGAAATTGATTTGGCGACGCGACACGGCATGACTGAAAACGCTTCGCACCACGACCATCAGCATGTCACAGACGGACCACGGGCGCCCGCAGGCTTCGATCATAAAAACGACATCGGCCGGCGTGACGGTCTCAATGTTGAGCGATCCCAACTTTGGCCGGATGACCCCATTGATCAATCCCGTGTACATGTCTACCGTGTTGGCTGATAGAGCGCCAAAACGCTTTTCGATGTAGTCGTCGCACAACTGGTCCACCGTCATCGACTTTCGTGCGCGGGCCTTCTCAACCTTTTTTTCGGCCGCCGGGTCCTTCCCTTCATCCACTTGGACGCGAAGCGAGCGAGCTCGCTTTCTGGCTTCAGCGAGTCCCATATCGGGATAGTTGCCGATCGTCACCTCTCGACGTCTCGGGCCGCGACTATATCGAAGGACCCATGTGGCCGTCCCAAACTCCGACAGGGTGAACGTCAGCCCGTCGCCGTCGGCGCGAGAGATAGGCTCTTTAGCGGCGACCCATCGGCGCAACTGTAGGTCGTCAAGCGCATGGTGAAGGCGTGGCATTTTTTGAGTCTCTGGAGTTGAGCCACGATTATTGCCGCCCGAAAGCTACCAAACAAGCTACCATAAAACCACGTTTCACGGCGTTACACCATGACACACGACGCAACGCTAAGGCCATGATTTTGTGTTGGTATTTCGATACTCGCGATACACTACGACACACGCTTTCCCACTATCAGAATTAAGGCATGCTTATGTCTTCTGAATTGCGCATTCCTTTGCAGTCAAGGTTTCCGGCTAGTTGCATCCGCTTTTCGGCGTTGTAGCTACCACCCTGGCTACCAAAAATTCACGAAGGCTGTCGTCCGTGATCCGGGATGAGTTCTCACCCAGTTGGATGCGTACGATTTTTCCCTCACGAGCCATTCGATAGACGGTGTTGCGGGAAACGCCGAGTGCGGCGGCGGTAGCGTTGATGGTATGAAGTTTCGGGAGAACGGTGCTCATTGCTCTTGGTCCTCAATTCATTCGAGCGTGGCAATTCAGCCGCGCTCCGGCGGCGAACGAGAAAAAATGGGTAGTGCCGACGAACGGGCTAGAACAAGCTGCGTTGCTCGGGCGGCTTCGGCGGCGATTTGAGTGCGCCCCGCTCTCGGATGACGCGCCGCTGAGCGAGCGCATGCACTGCACGCCGCAGACGATCCGCTTCATGCTCTTCAATCAGCGGAGCGCCGTGATCATCCTGGCCGCGATGCTCGGAGCAGTAATCGTATGAATCGAAGCCGCCCAGCGGTGCGCGGGCTTTGATATGCACCCATCCGCGCGTCTCGGCATGATCTCGGCAGAGAGGTAGGTCGCACGTGTACGGCAACGCCAGGGCGCGGACGACATATGTCGATCCATCGCGCCTGCGCTCTTCCCCGCCGATCGGCCAGCCGAGATGGAAATCGCAGAGCAATGTCGCCGGCTTGTCACAATAGGCGCAGCGCTGTTGCTGTTGTGGCATCAGAAAAGCGCCCCCTGCTCGATCGCGGGCGCCGGCGCAGCCTTGCGCTTCGGCACCGGCACTTCTACCGGATGCATCTCGAGCACAGGCTCGGCGATCGCCGCGGCCGGCTTGCCCTCGTACGCCGTGCCGCCGGCCTTCAGGCTGGCGACGAGCCCGCGTATCGCGTCGTAGGCGCTCGCGCACGCCGTGGGTTTTCCTGGCACGAACCAGCCAGCGTTGTGCGGTATGGAAACGTCGTAGACGCAGCCCAGCTCGTGCGCGAGCAGGCCGAGCGCATCCTCAGTGCTCTCGAGCAGCTTGGCCGATGGCGGCGCAGTTAGCACCGGCCGCGATGGCGCGGCCACGGGCACGATAACTGGCGCCCGCGGCGCTGGCGTTTCATCCGCTGGCCAGCCTGCGTGCGGCACGCCCGGGCCGTCCGGGTACTTCTTCCAACCCATCATGCGCTGAAACTCGCCGTCGTTCGGGAACCAACGCACCTGGCCGTCGACAACGATCGAGCGCTTTGCGAGCGCGTGGTGCTGCGTGACATAACCCACCACGACATGGCTACAGCGCTCTTCGACGCGTGCGGCACGCGCGTTCGTGGCGTCGATCACGTGCTTGAGGTTAGGCTGCATCGGGAACCTCTACCTGTCGGAGCTGCGCCGCGAGGCGCAGCATTTCATCGTGATCACGCTTCGCCTCGCGCGTGCCATCCCAGCGGCCGTCGATCGTGTGGCCGTTGCGGATGCCGGCCGCCTCACGTTCAAGGATGGCGGCCGCGCGCTCGAGCATGTTACGCGGCTGCATCGGGCACCTCGTCTCCGTAGTGGCTGGCTACCTTCGCGCGCATCGCGGCAATCAGCGGAGTTTCACCGGCGCCGCGCCCAACTGGCCGAATCTTCAACGCTTCTTGCGTCTCGTTTGCTGGCGGAAGCGTGCGAGTGCGCGCCGACACCGTCGCGCGCCAGTGGTCGTAGCGCCGCCAGCCATGATTCGGGCCACCGTTGTAATGCACTTCACTCGGCGGCTGAAGGAAAATCTGATCCCGCTCGATGATCGGTCCGCCATGCGCCCAAGCCGTGCTTGGGCTGTACGACATGAACTCGAAATCCGGATGAATCCGCATCTCACATGCGTGCGCCCGTATCCGCACCTCCTGGTTACCTTGGGCCATTGCAACCCAATAATCGAGCAGTGCTCCGCTCAGCTCGCTCACCTTCATGCCTCGATCCTCCGAAATTCGACGACCCAAACCCAAGGGTTCGCGTCCCACCCATAGCCGCGCGCTGCGTTCAGGCTATCCCACAGCTCACGGTATTTCGCGACGCAGCCTTCAACTGGGTCAACGCGCCACGCGGCGCGGCGCGGGTCGGGAATCCCTTCGGCGATCGCGTCTTCCCAACTAATCTCCTGCAACCGCTCGACGCGCACGCCTATGATTTCATAGCGTGATGCGTGATGCTGCGCGTGGCATATGGATGCTTGGGCGCCATTTGATCGCGTCGTCTGACGGCACGTTCTCAAACCCCGACGGAACGCTAGCAGGATAGTCCGCACGATAGACAGTCGGCCCCGGATCCAATGTCGTCGGTTGCGCCCACGTCTCGCGCACCCACAGACGGTCGCCGGGCTGCCCGTACGGGCAAAGGAGGCTGTCGCCAGTGCGCGTGTGCCATATCGTGACTTGAAGCGGCACCGTCTCACCGTCGGCGGTGCGACCGCCGTTCGGGCCGCCGAACGTCGTCGGTTCCCACGTGCCGAGCGGATTGTTATGCGGCAACTTCACGACTCGCCGCGTCTGAGTCTTGCGGCCGTCGAGCAGCGCGCGGACCATCGAGCCGCTGAAAAGAATAGGACGTTCTCTCATGATAGGATCGCCACAATTACGGAGGGCATATGGTCGAGATCAGGCGTGAAATGCATCGAGGCTGGCATATCGAAGTTGGGGTAGAGAAGCGCCTCGACGGAGCTTTTCCGGGCCAATACTTCATCGTTCAACCGGTCATACGCCCCGGGGAGACTGGGGCTCGCGCAACAGTGTCTAACGACACGCACGTCGGCGGCCCATACGCGACTCCAGCAGATGCGTTTGCTAAAGCTTTTTCTGACTGCAGAGATGCTATCGATCGGATCGCCGACCGACGGCAGAAGGCTGGTCAGAGCGAAGTTGGCTGGTGAAATCAGGTCGCCTCCGGAAATTCATCATGTGTGCTGCCGTCGAGTAGACGGCCGGCGGCTTTTTTGCCGACGCGCGCGCTGATCTGCCCGTCTGGCCATTCGAACCACGCCGGCTGATCCGGTCCGGTCGCATCTGCGCTCTGGAACGTGAGCGAAACCTCTGCGCCGTCCTTCTTTCCGGGCATCCATTGGCCCCATTGCTTGAACAGAAACGGCACGCCGGCTGCCTTGCACTGGTCGCGTAGGGCGCTGGCCCATTGTGGATGCATCGGTCGAGCGTTTGATCCGCTTTCTCCGCCAACGATGACCCAATCAATCTCCGGGAGGTCGGGCGCGGAGGTGCCGTCGTCATATTCGCAACCGCGAGTGCCCTTCAGTGGGTAGATCTCCGAATGGCCGTCTAGATCGATGACGCTGAGGTCCACCGGCCCGAGCAGTGGTTCCATCGAAAGGAACCGCACGCGCGCGGGCGTCTCAAGTAGCTTAGGGATGTCGCGGTCCGCCTCTTCCTGGTTGACGATAGTTGCCCCGAGCCAGACATTGTTGCGACCGGCCAGCCAGTCGTGCGAGCGCGCCCGGGCAACCATCTCGAATGCGTTGCCGATGCGCTTCGTCAGTAGCAACCAGTTCAGATTCGGTGTCAGTTCGATCAGGTCGAATAGATCGCGGCGCCACGCTGGATCGACCGCGTTATCGAACACATCGGCAAGCGACGCACAGAAAACGCGCTGGCGACGGCCGTGCGCCGCGAAGAATTCGGCGTGGCCCTTGTTCCACCTCAGTGGCTCGCGCCAGTTGGCAGGGGACGTGCGGACACGATCGCCTTGCGGACCCCAGACGACCTTATGCATGCGCTTGTCCATCAGGTGCTCCGCGTAGCAGTTATCGCAGCCTGGAGAGATCTTGGTGCATCCAATAAACGGATTGAAAGTATGGTCACACCATTCGATGCTTGAATTCTCAGCCATTTTTCTTTGCCCTCCGCCTAGCGTTGACGCGCGCCCAATACTCCGACCCGCGGGGCGCACGCAGTTTCTCGCGTAGCGTCATGCATGCCTTGCAATGCCGCGTCCCGTTGCCGGCGATGTAGGTGTTCTGCTCGTCGAACTCGTGTCCGCGAATACAGTGCGTTTTCTTCGCTCGCGCGCTGTCTCGCTTCGCATGGCAGATGGTGCAAACGGATTGCACGTCCAAGTGATGCTCTGGCGCGTAGCCGAGGTAATGGTCGTATTCATGTCGACGTTCGCCGGGCACATGCACGTGCCCGCACTCGGTACACTGGAGATCATTTGGATGTGGTCGGCGACCTGTACGCACTTCCACGTTGATACGCTGTCGTGCTTGCACCTTGTCGCCGTCGCGCGCCGGCTTCGGCGCCGGACCAGGCCGACCCGTCGCAGGATTGACCCGCGCCGCTGGGCTTGACGTGTGATCCGTCCACTCGATTTTGCTGTTCTCGCTCACGCCTTCACCTCTTCCCTTTCCGCAAACCACAGAAGCGCCCTTAATTCATCGGCAGAGAACACGCCATCCATGACGATCCATCCACCGCGCCAATCGGGTACGCCGTCGAGCGTTTGAACGACGCCGCCGCAGTCGCGGAGGATTTGGGTTGCTTGGTCGTTAGTCATGCTGAAAAGCCCTCAGTAATCTCGCGCCATCCGCTGGTATCGACGACCGCAGCGTGAACTTGTTACCCCATCGTTCGCCCGCGCCATTCACGAGAAGATCGCAATCGCCGCCGTAGTATCCGTTCGAACTGTTGCGATACACAAAGTCGCAGCAGCCTTTAGCAGTGAATAGGCGGAAGCCATAAGCCGAGTCGAATTCTTGACGCGTCCGATCGTCGTTCGGGTCTGGTAACTCCACGTGCTCGGCGAGCAGGATCGGCGCACCAAGCAACGCTTCGACACCCACAATATCGGCGAACCACGTTTCCGAGCAGCAGTCGGCATTCGTAACGAAATCGAGGTGATCACCATCCGCGCACACGAAGCGCATACGCTCTTCGCCTGGCTCCATCAAGATTTGGCGCACCGTGCGCCCAAGTAGCAAGTCGATATTCATCACATTCCCTCCTTCGCTGCCTCAACCGCCTTCAACGCCTCGACGATCTTCGGATGCCGCTCAATCGTGTCGGCGTCCGGGTCCAGCAATTCATTTCGTGGGTCGAGCACGACGGCCATGCCGAACACGACGCGGAAGAGACTGCCTTTGCGGGCGGCTTCGAGAATTTTTTGCATCGCGACTTGGCACTGATCGGCATCTTCTTCGTCAAACCATTCAATGCCATCATCCTCGTCGCTTGTATGCCTCGACGGTTCCCATTTGCGTTTCGAGGTCGCGCACGGTCGCGAGAAGTCCCCATTCGCACGGGCGCATGATTCGTTTCGGCGCCGGCCGATCGCTGCCGCCCTTGACCGGCAATTGCTCGACGTTGCTCATGATTTGCGCGGCCTTCTGATGGTGTCGGTCATGATGGTCCTCATTCGATATCGCCAAGCATGCGAAGGTGCTCGATCTCGTTTTCGATCCACTCGTCTGCTTCGCCGCGCGTGTCGCAGACCTTGGCAATTCCGCCCTCCCAATCGAACACAAAAAAGCGCCCACGATCCTCGACGATCTTGAAAACGTTCTGTCTCACTTCCCACCCCCTTCGCTGTCGCTTGCTGCGAGAGCGCGGCGAAAGTAGGTGTCGTTGCCACACCTCGGGCACACCTGTTTCGTCGCGCCCTTGATTCCCTTCACTGGGGCGCCTGGAACGAGGTCTGAAAACATGCCTTTCCATCCGCACTTGCGGACCTTGGTACATTCGATCGGCTCGTCATGTGCGCTGGCCGGCGTGTTGTTGGTGTCACTCACGATTTCCCCTCGCTTGCTGTGGCGTTGCTGCGCTCCGCAGCGCGGTCGATGCGCTCGATTTCGGCGGTAGCGCGGTGGTAGCTCTCGTCGGACACATAGCTGAGTTCGCCATATCCGCCGACCGAGTATCCGATCAACTGCGCAAAATGCTCTCGGTCCGCATCGTCGAATTCGAGCGCCGCCAGTTTGTTCATGTCGATGCCGCCCCAATCGAGTAGATAGCGCACGATCGGATTCGCCTTGAACCGATAGACGCCGTATTCATCCTTCGCTATTGGCTGCATCGGGTGACCGCAGTGCGCCGCCTCGCTCATCGTCGGGGCAGTGGCGGCCGGATATAGAGGCGTTACCGTCCCGCTGAATGCTTGCCCATCGTCTATCGCGTCGCGCTCATTGGTGTATGTGCGCACCCATGTTTGTCCGCCGCGCTCCCATTCAACGCGCCATGCAAGCGCCTCCCGCCCCTCAGCAGGCGCAGCGCTGGTGGTGAGAATGGAACGCAGTGTGTCGGCCGTTAGCCCCGTGCCAAGGTAGGTTGCGGCAAGCTCGATTGCTTCGCGTTGCAGGTTAGTCAGCATGACCGTCTCCTTTTGCGGCGAGAAGGGCCGCTTGGATCGCTGGCAACGTGCCGGTTACGCGAAGGCCGTCGAAGTACGCGGCAACGGAGAAAGCAAGCTCCGGCGTGACTTCGGCGCGGCCATGCTCCATCGACGCGAGTTTCGCAGGCGTGGTCAACAGTGCTTTTGCCATGTCGTATAGCGTCGTTCCCGCGACGATGCGCAGCGCGAGCATTAGTATCCCGTATGGCGTGAGAGGGTTTGATATCCTCGCGTTGATTTCATCGCTCATCCCTTCCTCCCCGCGCTCCGCTGCTCGGTCGGATGCAGGTAGCAACGATATGAACCATCGGGCAGATCTCCGAGATATTCGAAGTCGGTATTGACCATGCTGTCCGCGCCTCGGAAGCGCTTCACCGTCAGAATGCCGATGAAGTCGTTGCCTTGCTGCTCGCTGGCGGGTTGCTCGCATGGATCGTTGCACGACTCAGGGCTGCCGCAGCACTGCGGAACGTCGGTCGTGAAAGGCGCGCTGTACGGCTGCTCGCTGGCGGGTTGCGGGGCGGCTTCGATCATGGCGCGATATACCTGTGCCGGATCGTGTTCCGCCTCGCTTACCGAAAACCCGGCTGCCGACATTAACGGCGTCGGCTCAACCGGTACGAGCTTCCAGCCTGCGGGAGCCGGATCCCCTGCCGCCTCGGATGCGCGGGCGAGTGCGGCGCGGGCGTCGTCGTCTTCAGGTATAGCGAATCGATCAAGCGTCGCTCGGACTACTTTCGCGCCCTCCTGAAACGCAGCGTGAACCTCTCCGGGAAAGCCGTTGCCAAGGTCATCCATTGCATCGAGCAGTCGGCATAGGGTGCGCATACGCCGAGCATCATCCCGCGCCCCCGCCTCGACGGCCGGCGCTTGCTTCGGTTCGGCGGCATTGGAATGCTTTTTTCCAGCACTCCGAATCGTTACGCCGATATCGATATCCTCGCCAATGCCGCTAAACACGCAGCCATCCCATTCGGATGCGATTGCCTCGATGACGGCCGGCGCTTGCTTCGCTTGCTCAAGCTCACGCATCCTCGCGCCATGCTGCCAGTACGGCATGAGCCAATGATCGTCGCTCGGCGGCGGATTCACGCCTTGGTGGCCGAACGCCATAGCTCCATCGATGGCCTCGCACGTGAGATTGCGTTCGAACAGGATTTGCGCATCGGTGCCACGCTTCGGTTCATTGGCGCAAATACCGCATTCGGTATGCGTTTCGCCGCCGATGAAAACGCATCCGCACTTCGAACACTCGCAGCCGCCCGGAGCCATCGTGGGGCGATTGCGGTCCACTTGCTTCGGTTCGTTGGTGTCGGTCATTTCGCTGTCCTGGAAAAGAGGGGCCGGGCCTGCGCCCCGCAAAGACCGCGCGCTATCCGAGGGTGACAAGTGCGCGCGGCGAGAGAGTTACTTCGCGCTGAATTGACTTCCACGCCGATAGGTCCTCGTGAATGTCTGGTCGACTGCATGTCCACGGCCACGTGCGACGTTAGCTAGGCGCGCGCGATCGTGATGGCTCGCCGGTGCCTGCCGTAGCAATCCGAAATAGCTGTTGGCCATCACATGCACATCGGTAGCCGGGGCGGCCGCGACTCGGCGCAATCCCTCATTGACGGTGCGCCGACGAGTCGACCGGCACCACGGCTTGATGACATGGCCCACGAAGTCGACGCCGCGGTCGATTGGCTGTAGGATCGTCTTGCGCGGGTTCAATCGCACGCCGAGACGCTCGTTCAGAATCAAATTGACGTCTTTACACCATGTGTAAAGTTGGTCAGATGACTCATGCAGCAAGACGAAGTCGTCGACGTAGCGAACGTAATGCCGACAGCGCAGTCGGTGCTTCACATGCTGGTCGAGCACATCCAGATAGACGTTCGCGAAAAACTGCGACGACAGATTGCCGATAGGCAGTCCCAAATGGGCCGGCTGTTCCATGAGCCGCTTGTGTGGCGGCACGCGCTCGATCATCGCGGGGTCGCCACGGAATTCGAAGTCGCTGCGCGGGTCATGCATCAACACGAGCTCGGTAAGCGCCATCCACCACGGCTCACTTACCTTCGATGCGAGCAGCCCAAGCAGGATGCCCTTATCGATGCTGACGAAGAAGTTCGCCAGATCGAGCTTCAGGTAATACGCCGGCCGGCTCCAGTTCTGGGTGATGCTGCGCACCTTCGATTCGAGACGTTGCGCGGCGTACAGCGTGCCGCGCTCACGAATGCACGCGCAGCTATCTGCAATGAACGCGTTTTCAAAGCGAGCCGCGATCCGGTTGTACAGAAGGTGGTGGACCACGCGATCGCGAAAGTCCGCCGCCCACACCTCCCTCGGCTTCGGTCTCGTCACAACAAAGCAGATCGATCGGCCCGGACGATACGAGCCGTCGATCAGTTCGCCGTACAGACGAGCGAGGTTGCGTTCGAGTTGCTGTTCGAACTCGAGCGCGTTTTTGCTGTTGCGCTTCGTGCGCCGGCAGTCGAAATAGGCGGCGACGAGCTCTTGGAACGATACGGCATCGCTTCCATCTGCGGACGGCGCGAGCGCGACCGGTGTTGTCCTTGTTCGCGTTGTTCTGGTTGCCATCATCGAAGTTCTGGTTCCAGGCGTTGTTGGCCGAATACTGCGTCGTATCGTGCTATCTACGTCGCTTTGCTGAAGGCCCTCACCGATCAGCAAAGAAACTGCGCTGGACCTGCACAGCAACTGCTGCCGGTATCCGTATTGCGCATGTCGGTGTCCTCGTGAGACAGCGGCACGACCAGATAAGAAAATCGCACAGGCATCACGGCCTTGACCGTGAAGCAACGGGCGACGATGCCGAATATTTCAACCAGCCGCCGGCCTGCCGCCCTACGGATGCCGTCAGTTCAATCGCTCTTGCGTAATGCTTTGTCGCAATGAACCTCATGTCGTGCGCGAGGCGCAACAGGAGGTTGATCACGTCGACGCGCTCGAGCAGATCGTTCAGGTACGGCACCTTTTCCGTCGCTGCGTTCGCTCGAAAAATCAACGTCACAATTTCGAGCGCTTCGTCGCGGATCCGGCCGCCGAGAGACAGTTTGAAATCCCTCGGCATGTTCCGCGTCGATTCAGTGACCTCTTTGAAGAGGTCATATGCGACCTTGTAAATGGGCAGTTCTTTGGCGGCGGCCATGATTAAATTTCAAAATTCAAAATTACAATCTGCGGACGGCGCGAGCGCGACCGGTGACGCCCTTGCCCGCGAAGCTCTGGCCGCCAACATCGAAGTACTGGTACCAGGCGCCGTGGGCCGAATACTGCGTCGATGACCAGTACCAGCCCTTCGCGAAATGATCCGCGAGGTTCACCTCGGCAAGAGCCAGTTCGCGGCGCGCGGGCAGATAGAAATCGCGATGCCCTTCGATCTCCAGCTTGGTCGCCCACGTTGCCGCCTGGTATTCCTCGCCCAGCAGCGCCAAGGCCAACGTGTTCGCGCGTCCATCGGCATGACTGGCCACGCCGACGTCGACGTTGTACGGCCCCCACTTGATGCTGTCATTCGTTGCGCTGGGATGAGTCGGCACGATCAGGTGCCAGCCGGCCGCGCCGTTCTCGCCGCGCACGAAACCGGCATAGACGCCGCCTTGGCCCTCCCAGTACTCGCCGACCGCCGGAATGCCCGCGACAGGCTGTTCCGCCGATTTTTCGTACGCCTCTTTAAGCCATGCCGTGACGGCGGCATGTGCCGGGACGCAAAGACGGGCGCCATGGAAAGAGACTTCGATTTCTGCTGTGCTCATATCGATCCTTTAAAAAGTTGGCTCCTGTCCGAGCGAGCCATCAAAATCGTCGCGTCCGAGGCAATCAGCGCGACGCGCTTCTAAACCGGTTATTCCATGATCACCGAGGCAGCCATTCCGTACCGCGCACGACGCGGCCGATCGGCTCCAACACCAACACCTCCGATTCCTTCTCACCGCGCACGAGACGTTGGCCGCGCTTCTTTGCCTTGTCGAGCGAATCGTGGCGCTGCGCTTTCGCATACCGCCCTACCGTCACGAACAACGGCGATTTAGAGCCGACCGGGCCAAGCGTGAGCTCGTCGAGGCGCTGCTCAAGCGTCGCGTTGTTCATTTTCAGGCGTGCATTGGCCGAACGTTGTGATTCGACTTCGGCGCGCAACTCGTCGCGCTCGAGCGCGGTTGCCAGGGCGATTTCGTGCATCGCGCGAGCCGCGGCGATCGCTTCCGTCATCGTCGGCGGGAGTCCGAGGACATCGAGCAGCTCGCGAGTCTGCCCGGCGAGGCGTTCGAAAGCCGCCATGTCGACGGCCGGTTCCGCCGTCGTGGACTTCAACTCAGCGTCCGGTATCGCCGCTGGGGAAGAGGCACGTGAGGATGCCGATTCGGGAGTGCCGGTTTGCTTGCCGCGCGCCAGCCAGTACAAGTATTCGTTGCCGCCGCCCTTTCTCTTCTCACGCTCGACGACGCCGTCAGCGTGCATGCGATTCAATTCCTTCGCGACGTCGAGATGCGGCATACCGATGCGCCCCGATATCCGCTTCGCGCTGGCCTCCGTTGCCGCCTCCAGATATGTCTCGATGTCTGCTCTCATAATGACTCCATGAGGGGGGGGCTCCGACCGCCGACCAGTCGGAGAAACGCTTTCGCCAATTCCAGTCGCCCGGCGGCGATGCCCGTTCGTTACGCTGCGCGAGCGAGTCCGGCAGCAGCCTTTTCGATGTGGTCGATAAGTGCGACGCAGATGCGTTCGAAATCGCTCTCGTGATAGAGCTTCGAATTCTTTTCCGTCGCCGCGTACGGGAAGCCGAGCGTCGCCAGTCCTTCCGCAGTCAACGTGATCGGCGCGAGCCGTTCATTGAGTTGGCCGAGGCGGAGCGTCGGCGCGCTGGACGGCGCGCTAGCCACAGCCTCGGTCCACGGCGCAAGAGATTGCTGGCGCGCTGCCGAACTGGCGACTGATACTACGGGGGGCGCCGACTGAGTCGACGATCCGATTTCGGCCTGCGGTGAGCGTCGATAGTAAAAATGGGCGTTCATTTCATGCGACGGCCCGCAAGGCAACCATTCGTCATGCGGCATCCTCCGATAGTCCAAGCGCTCGCCTGTAGCCTTGGCCGCAAGCGCTTCTTCGAACATCGGGTATTCGCCCTTTTCACGCAACGCCTGATATTCCGCTTCGAGCTTCTTTGTAGCTTCTTCCGCTTTCGCTGCTTCGTCCCGCTTGTGCTCGTCGATGCGCGTCTTCACGGTCAACTGGAAGTCCTCGACCGGCTTCTGGATGATCGACTGCAAGTCGCGGAACAGGAACGCAAGATCTTTCGCATGCTCCGCGTACCAATCCAGCTTTGCGCGGAGATCCTTGGCCGCCGCATCGGCCGCAATCTTGCCGTTTGCTAGCGCGGTATCCAGTGCGTTGTACAGGCTCTTGATGGTCTTCAAGCTTTTGATCGCGCCAACGAAGTCAGGGGCGGCCACGACGATGTTCACATCGCCCAACGCATTGTTCAGCGCCTCGACATGGTCGACATACTTCTTTCTGCGCTCGGCGACGGCGTCTTCCTTGATCTTCTTTTTGCGACTCTCGACCAGCTTGTCGAGCTCAAGCCGCTTGCTGCGGAACTGCGCGATTAGGTGCTCGACCGTGCGCTTTACCTCATCGACGGTAGCCATTTGTGCGAGCGCACCATCCAGTGCTGCGGCGAGGCGCTTTTCGGCGTCGTCACAGAAATTGACTGTCGCCGCAGCATTCACGAAGTCCTCATCGGTCTCCAGATCGGTCTTGATGCTGGCGATGTACTGCTCGGCGGCGGAGCGAAACGCCGGCAGGTTGCTCGTGATCACTTCGCCTCGGATCTGAACGGCGAGTGCGGGTAGCGCGATGATCGCCTCGGCTTTAGGCGTCGGCGGGATTTCGATCGGAACGTATTCCGCGAGATCCTTCGCGAACTGCGTCCAGCCGTCCCGAAGATGATCGAACCAAGACTCATTCGGCTCGATCTCGATCGATTCGAAGTTTTCGCGCGTGCCGTCCGACACCACGAAGATGACCTTCCTCGCGCCAGTAACAAGCATGACCTGCTGGCATTGCGGCCAGTACTCCTCCGGCAACACACCGGCGCGCACCGATTCAGCAAGCGCCGTATTCCATTGCTTGTGCTCGAATGCGATCTCCTCCGACATCGTCAGACCATCGCAGGATGCTGAAAGCCGGCCGAGCGAACACGTGACTGGATACAGATCGTCGCCAATGATCTCCTCGACGATCGGGCGTGCCAACGCCTCGACCTCGTGGCCGTAGTCTAGGATATTCTTTTGCACCCAATCCGAGAATTCTTGCGGCGTACCGGTGTGCTTCATGTGCAGCAGTTCGTTGCGTTTGACCTTGGATGAAAGACCCAGCATCGCCGCCGCTTCGCTCGCGCCGAAGCGCTCCAGGCGAAATTGCAGCCATTCCGGGCTACCCTGGACCAATTTCTCGATGATGCGCTCAGTCATTTTCGTGGCTCCATGCGTCGATGGTCAGCTTCTGTTCTTCGGTAAGGCGCGTCTTCGTTTCGATCATGGAGACCAACTCGTCGACCGTCTTGACTTTGTCCACGATCTGTTTGCGCCAGCCGGCCTTCTTCTTCTCGAACTCTTCGGCCGAGCACACAGAGACCACCTTCGCATTTCCGCCGGCCGAACCCTCTCCTGCGGGAACCGAACCACCGCCCTGCTCGTCGTTTCCGCCCTGTTGCTCAGCCTTGTTGTCAATCACCGACTTCCACGTGGTTTCGCCATCCTTGATAGCGCCGAAGATGCCGCGCAGGTCGACAAGTTCGTGAGGCGAGCAGGTGTCAAGCGTGTGCCCGAGATACGCGGTCAAATCAGCGGCCTTCACGCCAATGTCGGCGAACGCGTCGGCAATGCGCTTGCGCTCGGCAGCCGGATCGCGCGCGGCTTCGTCCATACGGACCGCCTTGATGATCGCCTCGGCTTCATCCTGCAGGTCGCCGGGTATAATGCGCAAGCCAAGCGTCCGGATTGCTTTCGAGATCTGCGCGGCGCGCTTGTTGAGAAGATCGTCATCGTTGGCCGGGACGGTGTAAGTCATCTTGCCGTAGCTATTCTTTCGGACCGAGATATAGGAACCATCGTCCATCGGCTTTGATCGCTCAACCGTTTTCGACACGCGTACGTCGAGCGGATACGTCAGGTTCGATTCGAGATCCGTTACGCTGACGCGATGCACTTCTTTGGCGTCGTCCTCGAAGATCATGGTCGTTTCGACCAGGACGTTCGTCATACAGCGCAGCGCGACTTCGACAAATCGAATGCCCAGGCCTTCGACGCCGTTGCCGATCGGCTTGCGGTAATAAGCGCTTTTGTTGTGCGCGAACGATGGTCGCTTGCACTCGGCGATCAGATCCTGGCGCACCTGATCCCACATGCGCGGCCGCTGCATCGCCATGATGTAACGCGCCTCGACCATCGCTTTCGATTGCGCCGCGACTGCGGCAGATGCCGTCTCGACGACCGCAGTTGTCTGTTGCTGCGCGCCGAATTCGTTGCGCGTCATCAGTGCCGTGTTCATGATTGCTCCGACTTCGCCGCCGATTCCACCTTCACATACGGGTACTTCTCGGAAAACGGCTTGATGTTCTTGTAGAAATGCGAGCCGATCGATTCGGCGCCCTTGAACGCCGCGAAGTCCTCGGCGGACACGTTCGCGTAGTAATACAGCGACGACGGCTCGCCGGCCTTGTTCTTAAAGCGGATCGCGAGCGTATTGGAGGCTGCATCGTGGCCGATGCTATGAATCTGAGAGGACTCGACCGAGTCCAGGGTGATTTGATGCATTACGTCATGCCCCTTTGGTTAGTCACCAACATCTGCATGCGCAGCGCGGTGTCGTTGTCTGAGTCGGCGCTGTATGCAACGCACAGCACGACCACATAGATAACCAACATCACGAAAAAAGCGATGTTGGGATGCTTGGCGTAGAAGCGATCGAATGCACGAATCACCGTCGATCCCCCTTTTTTCGTTGATGGCCTGCACCGCGAACCAGCGCGAGCAATCCAGCGATCACGCCGATGTAGGCGAGGCTTGCGAGGATCAGTTTCACGCCAGCCTCGCGCCGGTCAGTGGGTTGTAAATGCCCTTCGCCGGCGCATTGGCCGGGTGCGCGACCCATCGCTGGCCGAGCAAGCGCTTCTGCCTTAGAAGTGCGCATTCTTGAATGGCCTGAAGCCGTTCCGCATCGCTGAGGCCGGTTTCGACGTGACGAAGATCGCTACCGCGTTTCGGTGTACGGAACATGCTCAACCTCCAAACAGTGAAATGAGCCACTTGCCGCCGTAAATGAACGGCATCAGCGCAAGAGCCACGAACCCACCGAGGAATACGGCGGTCGATATTTGATGCGCCAACTCGATTCTTCTGAACTCATCTTGATTCATGAGGATTCCTAAACAGATGATCCTCAACGGATCGCGCTATGGCACAGCCCCATCGGTGCAGCCGACGCGAGCCTGGGCATTGCCCGCGCCGCTCGCCAACCACTCGCTAACGCGATCCGTTCAAGATGCCCGGATAAGGCCCCGGGCCAGCCTCTCCCAAAACACGCGTGGTCGACGCGCGGCATACTGCTGAATTGATAAATCTCAAATGAACAATCTGCGGACGGCGCGAGCGCGACCGGCGAAGTCCTTGTCCGCGTAGTCCTGGATGCCACCACCGAAGCTCTGGATCCAGGCGTAGTCGGCCGAATACTGCGTGCTGGACCAGTACCAATCATCCATTTCGAATTGATCCGGAATCGTCGCGAAGCAGAGGCTCTGCTCACGCTGGGCAGGTAGATAGAAATCCGAGTGACCGTCATTCGTATACTTCGTGGCCCATTCGGCAGCGGGGTGCTCGCCGTCAGCCGCGAGGATCGCCTTCGTGTTGGCTGAGCCGTCGATCCGACTATCGGCGGCTTCGATCTTCTGGCCGTACTTGCCCCATTCGAGACCCTCGCCGCTCTCTTCCGATACGATCAGGTGGTATGCACGCTGACCGTTCTCACCGGGCATGACGCCGGCATAAATGCCGCCCTGGTCACGCCAGTATTCACCGAGTTGCGGGACCTTCAGCGTCGTGGGTGCAATCACATCCGACATTGCGAACTCCTTTAGTTGTCCTAAATGGTTTAGCCGGTGCCCCGGCGATGAGATAATTTCAGATCAGCAGTAGACGACGCCGTTGTATTCCTCGCGGATCGCCTCGGCGCAAGGCGCGCAGCATGTTTCTTCGATCTTCGTTCCGAAGCCGGTGTAGACGGTGCGCTTCGAAACGCCTTCGACGAGCTTGTTGCAGCGTGGACAGAGTTCGCGTACCGTGACGCTCGTCGGCCGACTATTCCACACCGCCCGCTGTTTGTCCGACATCACAGTGTTCCATTTCGGCATCGTCGGCATCGCCATACTCTCCGTCGTTCTGCTCGCGCTCGTGGTACCGAGCCAGATCGAGATCGACGATCCAATCGCCCATCGCCTCGACTTGTCGCAATGTGGCCATCACAACCCCGCATGGACGCTTGCCACACCAGGCGCAATCAGGTTCAAGGCCAACGCGCGGAGCAAATGTTCGGTAAGCGCGCCGCGCGGCATGGTGCGCAACTCCAACAGGTCTTTCGCGAAGATGCTCATGTTCATCTCCAACCGATTGAATCAGTCAGCCGCCTAACGGGCGGCATCCCCTATCGCTATGGCGTTGCCGCCGGTGGAATGCCCCATATCCAGGGGCGAGGAGTTCTTGCCGGCCCTTCCCCGGCTCGCCGCAGTAGCTTCGGATCTCGCCCTCTCACCGCCGTATTGTTCCTAGCCATTTCGGGTCGCTGATACTGCTTTCGCCGCATCCTGACACCCTACTTTGTGCGTCACATTCTTGGCCGGACTATTGAGACTTTCCTGCTGCAATTCGGTGCCGCTTACCCTCGTGCGGCGACGCGCTCATCATTGGCGCCGGGTGGACCGTACTTTCCGACCTGTCAGCGCGTATCGCTATCACGCGGACGCCACGCCATCTCCGCCCCGTGCATCGCGGCGTGGATCTCCGCACGGGGCCGCCCGATATTGCTGGGCGCTCAGGGGTTATTGCGAGCAACGCTCAGGTGTGGCGACTGACCGCCCGAGATTCGAACCGGGATCGATCAATCCGACAGCTGCATCTGCGGAAGATCGAGGAAGGCCCGACCTTCCCTAGCCAATCGCCACGCCTGAACGTTGTATCTGTCCGAACCCATCCGGCTACACCCGATCGAATCGGCTCCGGCTTGGGTTCGGGTTGCGAGCACTACCGCGCCATGCTCGCTCGGCGCCTTTCGGAACCCGATCATCTGTCGGGCATTTCGTAACTTTTACTTCTGCCGTCACGGCCAGGGGCAGGATGCGCGAACGCATCTATTCATCCTTCCGTCTTGCTTAAAGAACCCGCTCCGCTGTCACCGGATCGGCGCGCCGTTGCGCGAGGTACTTAGTGCTATTCGCACTGCTCAGCCTTCGGGCTGAGCGCTACGAACAGTTATGCGGCGATCGCTTGCAACCGCGCGCATACCGCTGCGTTGACCGACACGCGAGCAATTTGCGTTTGAGCGCGCGCTGCACGAGCGGCCGAGATGCGCTTCGATTCCTCGCACATAGCGACGGCCTGCTCGTCTGTGATCTTGCTCACCCCGTTGTGCGGCACAAAGGAATAGAGCTGCGCGCCGTTCGTCAGAATGTAGGCGCCGGGATTGCCGTCGCCTGTCGCCTCGAGCCCCGCCACCACGACCAGACTCAAAAAGCCGACCCGAACGGTTTGGCCTACGGTCCAGTCTTGTTTGCTGTTGCGGTTCATGGTGGTCTCCGGTGGGTTCGGTGCTGCGTTGGATCTAATTTAAGCACACTCAAATCCGCAGCGCAAGCGAATTTTAGTTCACTTAATTTTCCAGGCAGCAAAACGACCGCGCCACGCGCGCAGCGCCGAATCCGCATCAACGGTGATGGACGCGAATAGCCGTATGAGGAGGCAACTGTTCGCGAGCCGCGTCGAGCAGTGCTCCAAGTTTCTCGGTGGTCGTGGAGTTCGTCATTTCGACGATAAGAACCGCCGGTGCCCGGCGATCGAGGCCAGCGGCGAGAGCCCGCACCAGCTCGGTTTGAAAGGAAGTGGACGCAGCGTCGGCGCGCGCGCTGAGCGCGCTGAGAATGTCCTGGGGCAGATGAACCGACGGCCCATATATCGTCGAGGCAAGGCGCGCCGCGATCTCGCCGTTCAGCGATCTGGTCGATTGCTCCGCCTCCGTCTTGATGCGCTCGGCCAACTCCGACGGGATGCGCAGCGTGATTCTTGTCGTATTGTCGTCATCCATGGCCCCAAGGCTACACCATTATGGGGCCATTCCAGCATTTGACACCACTTTGGTGTCGAACTACGATTAGTCGAAGTAGACACTATTTTGGTGTCATCTCAACACTTCGACGCGTCGTAGGGGGACATAGAATGCCAGGTCAGTCGATCGCAAAAACCTTCAATCTCCGCATCCCCGCGGATATCCGAAAGTGGCTTGAAGACGAAGCGCGCAAGAACATGCGCAGCTTGAACAATGAAATTGTGTTTAAGCTCACCGTCATGAAGGCGTCGGGTTCGAGTGCCCCGGCGACAGTCCCGGACAACAAGCGCCGCAAGGCGGCTTAGCCATCAGGGCTTCTACTACTCAAAATCTACTTAAATAGGTGTAGCTTATGCAACTTAGCGCAGAACAATTTACCGACGCGAATAAGCGCGCCTGAGAGACCAATTCGAGCAGGAACTTGAATGAAAGATTGCGTGATGAAGGACACCACGAGGGATGAGTGGCGTGCGATCTCTTCGATGTCAGCAGACAGAGAATCTGTGCATCAACGGCTTGCCCTGATCCGTGGCGCGGAAGAACGACCTAGCGACGCGCGCGCAGCGTCGTACGTTTCGATTTCCGTAGACACCGACGGCCACATCGATTTCGAATCGGAGGTCGTTCCGGAGCATGCGGAACAGATGACCGACGCACTGTTAATGATGCTCATCAAAGCGCGCGAGGCGCGCCGCTGATTTAGCTGCAATGGCGCTCGTTACGCTGCGCCCTTCCCCTTCCTAGGCTTCGGCTGATGCTTCGCGACGAGTGCCTCCGCGCGCTGGCGAAGCCTAGCATTCATTAAATCGGTTGCCTTCGGCTTGTTGCGCGCCGTCTTCTGCCGCACGACCGTCAATAGTGCGCTAACAAGATCGGGCGATAGTTCCTTCGCCCTGTCAGCTGCGATGATCGCGCCGATCAATTCCTTCGCCGCGTCACTTACGCCGTCCGTGAACGATTGAGCCGCCGTTGGCTCGGTCGCCAGCGCGGCGCCGCCCTGGCGCATAGGTCCGCTGTTCTCTCTCAGCCATTCGACGCGGACTTTGAGATAAGCCGCCAGACCGAGAATTGATGCCGCCTTCAAATCCTGCGTCTTGCCCTTGTACCACAGGGTCACGGCAGACGGAGATACGCCGGCCGCATCCGCAAGGTCGATCTTTCGGATGTGCACGCCGAGCTCGCCCTCGCGATGCGCGATGGCCAGGTTCAAGCGGTCGATGAAGGTTGCGCCGGTTTCCATTTGAGCCAGCTTAAACGAATGTGTTTGAGTACACTTGATTTGTAAATTTGAGTGTGCTTAAATTGGCAACATGGAACCTGAAACGAACGACCCCATCGCGGAACTGATCATCGACGGACTCGGCGGCACTGTTGTCGTCGCGTTGCTGTGCAGGGTTGATCCAAGCGCCGTCTCTCAGTGGCGGAAAAACGGCATTCCGAACTACCGGATCGACTTCCTTCGCCTCGCGCGAGGCGATTGGAACTGGTCACAGATACCTGAAGGATATGGAACTCGGCGGGCCGCGTAAGTGGGGCTTGTGAACACCCTTTTGACATTCGCATAGAGGTTTTTTTGGCGTCGTTGATCGGCGCCTTTATTTGGCCCCCGCGGCATGTGGGGATTCTAGGTGGGACTCATCCGGGGTTCGATCATTTTTCACTATCGCGACAGCCATGAAACAACAAGAAATCAGGATCTTCGCGCCTTACGTAGAGGCCGCACGTTTGCCCAAGGCCGACATTGAGGCCATGACGTTCGAGCAGTGCTTGGAGAAGGCGCTTGAGTTCGGCTTGCGCCGCTTCGATCGCAAGACGCTTGCGCGCAGTTGCGGCATTCACTACCCACACTTTGCCGAGTACATGGCCGGCAAACGTCGGCTCGATCACCACCGTCTCTTTCTCTTTTGCATGTTCGCTGGCTGCGAATACCCGCGGCAATGGCTGGAGCTTGCAGAAGAGAAGGCTCGCGCCGAATACAAGCGCGTCAGCGCGCAGATGATAGGCGAGTATGTCCAGCAGGCGTTCGCGCAGCAAATGGCGGCCGCATGAATTTGAGCGAGCGCGACGCAGGCAAGCGATTTGTCGCGCCATCCGGCCGCGAGGTGGAGTTCATCGGCAAGCAGGGTCAGCAGTTCCTTTTCGTCTATGTCGATGACCCGTGCGACGGGCTCGCGCTGTCAGACAAAAATTTGTTCCTTCTTGAACGACCGAAGAAGCAAAAAGCAAAAAGCGAGGTGACGGCATGAAGCTCTCAGGTATCGAAAAGCTTGCGATCTGCGGTCGCGCATTGAGTCGGCCGACGTTCCGCAACCGGTATCGCTTCTGGCGCCTCGTTGATGAGCGCGGGCCGATCAGTGCCGCATTCATGGCTGCCATCGGCTCTATCCGCCGCGGAGACTGACATATGAAGCGCGACATTTTTTCAATGCCGCTCGATCTCGGATCAGAGTTGGTCGTCGATAACTTCGCTGGCGGGGGCGGCGCGAGCACCGGAATCGAAATGGCTTTCGGCCGACCTGTCGATATCGCCATCAATCACGATGGTGAAGCACTGGCGATGCACGCCGCCAATCACCCTGAGACCAAGCATTACCGCGAGGATGTTTTCGATATTCACCCGGGGTTTGTGACGAATCAGCAGCCGATCGGGCTCGCTTGGTTTAGCCCGGATTGCAAGCATCACAGCAAAGCCAAGGGCGGCAAGCCGCGTGAGCAGAAGATTCGCGGGCTCGCCTGGGTCACGCTCAAATGGGCAACGTTCCAGATGCCTCGCTGTATCGCGCTCGAAAACGTTGAGGAATTCATGGATTGGGGTCCGCTCGACGACGAGGGTCGTCCGGTCAAGGCTGAAAAAGGCCGGACATTTCGGGCGTTTATCGACGCACTGACAACGGGCTTGGATGCCAACCATCCGGATGTGCCGGAGATTTACGAGACGCTCGGCGCGGATTTTCCGATGGATAGGATCTACGCCGGCCTGGGCTACAAGGTTGAGTATCGGGTTCTCCGCGCGCATGAGCACGACACCCCGACCATTCGCAAACGCGTCTACGTGTTTGGGCGGCGTGATGGTCTGCCGATCGTATGGCCCACGCCGACGCATGGCGATCCGAATGGACATGCCGTGAAGAGCGGCAAGCTCAAGCCTTGGCGTACCGCCGCCGAGTGCATCGATTGGTCTTTGCCGTGCCCGTCGATCTTCGAGCGCAAAAAGCCGCTTGCTGAAGCGACGCTGCGACGCATCGCGCGCGGCATTATGAAGTTCGTCATCAACAGTGCGGATCCGTTCATCATCCACCTGACACACCAGGGCGCTGACCGCGTGTCGAGCATCAACACTCCGCTGGCGACCGTGACCGGTGCAAATCGCGGCGAGCAAGCGCTCGTGTCCGCGACGCTGATCCAGACCGGCTATGGCGAACGAGCCGGCCAGGCGCCGCGCGTGCCGGGGTTGGACAAGCCGCTCGGGACGATCGTCGCAGGCGGTGCAAAGCATGCCCTCGTAGCGGCGTTCCTCGCAAAGCACTATGGCGGCCACGAGTCGCCGGGTGCATCGCTCGATCGGCCGACCAGCACCATCACGACGCAGGATCACCATCACCTGGTCACCGCGCAGCTTGTAGGTTGCGGTGGCCGAGCCGGCCAGTCCCGACCACGTGACGCAGGCGAACCGCTCGCCACAGTCACGAGCAAAGCCGACACCGCTATTGTGACGTCCCACCTGGTCAAGCTGCGAAACAACCAGTTCGGACAAGATGCGCGAGAACCCATGCCCACACTTACCGCCGGCGGCGGCCATGTTGGCGAGATCCGCGCCTTCCTGATCAAGTTTTACAGCCAGGGCGGCCAGTGGCAGGATCTTCGTGACCCGATGTACACCGTTCCGACGAAAGACCGCATGGGCCTTGTGACGATCCACGGCGAGGACTACGCGATCGTCGACATAGGCATGCGCATGCTCACCCCGCGCGAACTGGCGCGCGCGCAGGGCTTCCCCGACAGCTACATCCTTGATCCGCTGGTCAATGGAAAGCCGCTTTCTAAGAGCGCCCAGGTTCGCATGATCGGAAACAGCGTCTGTCCGCCGGTGGCGCGGGCGCTGATCGAAGCGAACTTTGCGCACGAGCATCAAATCGCCGGGGTGGCGGCATGAGCACGCGCGGCTACCGCTCATTCCTGAAGTCGAAGGTCCGTATGGCAGAGTCGTTCGGCTTCGAGATCGATGATTCTGAAATCAATCCGCTGCTCAAGCCGTTCCAAATGGCAACAGTGAAGTGGGCCGTTGCCGGCGGCCGCCGCGCGATCTTCAAGCGCTTCGGGCTCGGTAAGACCTTCGATCAGATCGAGGTAGTGCGTATTGTGCGCCACCGCGCGGGCGGTATGGGCCTGATCGTCATTCCGCTCGGCGTGCGCGTCGAGTTCATGCGCGATGCCAATACGCTCGCGACCGGCAACAGTCCGGTGATCACTGACGAGCAGCGCGTGCAGCTGCGCGCATGGCAGGCCGACCATCCGGAACGCGTGCCGCGCCTTAAATTCGTCCGGGCGATCGGAGAGTGCGACGATCCAGAGGGGATCTATCTCACGAATTACGAAACGGTGCGCGACGGCAAGCTCGATCCGCGGCACTTCACCGTGTCGAGCCTCGATGAGGCGGATTGCCTGCGGGGCTTCGGCGGCACGAAGACCTTCCGCGAATTCATGGCTCTATTTGCGGGCGACGATCGCCGCGACATGAGCAATCGCATTGTGACCGAGGGCGTCCGATACCGGTTCGTGGCCACGGCAACGCCAAGCCCGAACGAGTACATCGAACTGCTCGCGTACTGCGCCTATCTCGGAATCATGGATGTTGGCCAGGCGAAGACCCGCTTCTTCAAGCGCAACAGCGAGAAAGCCGATCAGCTGACCATCCACCCTCACAAGGAAAAGGAATTCTGGTTGTGGATGGCGAGTTGGGCCCTGTTCGTCGAACGGCCGTCTGACCTCGACCCACGCTTTTCCGATGAAGGCTACGACTTGCCGCCGCTCGACGTGCGCTGGCATGAGATCCCTGCGGATCATTCAGACGCCGGTACCGACATTGGCGGCCAGCTACGCATGTTCAAGCAGCAGGCTATCGGCATTGTCGATGCCGCACGCGAGAAGCGCGATAGTCTGCCGTTGCGCATCGCCAAGATGCTCGAGATCCGCGACGAGGAACCCGACGCGCACCGGATTATCTGGCACGACCTTGAGGCGGAACGCCATGCAATCGAACACGCCGTCCCGGGCGTCACGACTGTCTACGGCTCGCAGCAACTCGACGAGCGCGAGGCCTCGATCATCGCGTTCTCCGATGGCGAGATTCAGGAACTGGCCGGTAAGCCAGTGATGCTCGGCTCAGGCTGCAATTTCCAGCGCCACTGTCATTGGGAAGTGTTCCTCGGCATCGGCCACAAATTCAAAGACATTCTCCAAGCCATCCACCGCGTTCACCGTTTCCTCCAGACGCGCACGGTGCGCATCGACTTCATCTACACGGAAGCCGAGCGCGCCATCCGCCAGAACATCGAACGCAAGTGGCAACAGGACACGGAGCTCCGCCAAAAAATGACTCAGATCATCCGTGAATACGGCCTCTCGCGCGCCGCGATGGCTTCCGTGCTGACGCGATCACTCGGCGTCGAGCGTCTCGAGGTGCGTGGCCGCGACTATGTGATCGCTAACAACGATTGTGTCGAAGAGACGCGCCGCATGGAATCGGACAGCGTTGGGCTCATCCTGACGTCGATTCCGTTCTCCACGCAATACGAGTACTCGCCAAACTACGCAGACTTCGGGCACACCGACAGCAACGAGCATTTCTTCGAGCAGATGGACTACTTGACGCCCGAATTGCTGCGCGTGCTGGCGCCTGGGCGCCTCGCCGGCATCCATGTGAAGGACCGGATCGTGCCGGGGGGCATGACCGGTCTTGGATTCCAGACCGTCTATCCGTTCCACTGCAAGACGATCGAGCACTTCATGCGGCATGGCTTCGCCTACATGGGCATGAAGACGATCGTGACCGACGTGGTGCGCGAAAACAACCAGACGTACCGACTCGGCTGGACCGAGCAGTGCAAGGACGCAACGAAGATGAGTGTCGGCATGCCTGAGTACTTGCTCATCTTTCGTAAGCCGCCCACAGACCGCACGAACAGCTACGCGGACACGCCGGTCCAGAAATTGAAGCCATTCAGCCTAGACGCCGACGGCAACATGATTCCATTCGACCGCGCGTTGCCGACTGCGGTGGGTACAGGCTACTCTCGGGCCCGCTGGCAGATCGATGCGCACGGCTTCACTCGATCATCCGGGCAGCGGCTGCTGACGCCTGAGGAACTGCTCGCACTTCCGCACGACGTCATCTTCAAATTGTTCAAGCAGCACTCGCTTGAGAACATCTACGACTTCGAACACGACGTGCGGATCGGCGAAGTACTCGCTGCTGCCGGCAAGCTGCCGTCCAACTTCATGCTGTTGCAGCCGCAGAGTTGGTCCGACGAGGTATGGACCGATATCACGCGCATGCTGACGCTGAACGGAGCTCAATCTGCCAAGGGCAAGGAAATGCACCTCTGCCCCATGCAGTTCGATATTGCGGACCGCGCGATCGCGCAATGGTCGATGCCCGGCGAAGAGGTTTATGACCCATTCGGCGGCCTCATGACCGTGCCGTTCCGCGCGATCAAACTCGGGCGTCGCGGCCGCGCTGCAGAACTCAACCCAGCATATTTCCTCGATGGTGCGGCGTATTGCAAGCAGGCCGAACAGGAGATGTCGACACCCACGCTTTTCGATACGTTGGAGGCGGCTTGAGCGATCTGCCTGCCGCTCCGTACCCAGCCGATACCCGCGCCAAGGGTTGGCGGTTCGAGCTCGACCTTGAGCGCGTCATGCAGTCGGATACCTGGGCTCTTGCGTCGCCCGATATTCGCCCATGGCTGCTTATGCTGTGGACCGTTGCATGGCAACAGGTTCCGTGCGGCTCTATGCCATCCGACGACGATCTGATAGCAGCACGTCTTGGCATGAAGGCGGTTGCGTTTAAGAAGGCCAAACCGGTCCTCATGCGTGGCTGGTGGCTAGCTGACGACGGGCGTCTGTACCACGGCACGATCGCCGAGCGCGTCCTCGACATGCTGGGTCGGAAGGAAAGCGACCGGAAGCGGAAGGCCGAGTATCGGGCGCGCATGGAAGCCGAAAGGAAAGCAGCGGAAGGCTCGTCTGTCCCAGGAATGTCCCATGGGACAGACGGCGGACAGTCATCGGAATCCACTGTCCGCGACGACACCAGTACCGGAACCAGTACCGGTATTAAAAACAAAAACCTTTCCGTACCTGACGGTACGGACGCTGACGCGTCGCAGGGGCTGACTGCGCACGAAGCGATTTTCCAGATCGGGGTGCCTTGGCTCGTCGAGCATGCTGGCGCCGACGTCAAAGAATCAAACATTCGCTCGATGCTCGGAGGCGCCGAAAAGCACCTTCAGCCCGAAGGCGCTTGGCAACTCGTGCAGGACTGCATGCGCGCAAAACCGTTGCAACCCGTTGCATGGCTCGCTGCGGCCATCAACGATCGAAAGAAGGTCGCGCCGGGTGTCCCGGCACAACGGGCAAAACGCGGCAACGATCGGAACGATCGTACGGCCGCCGCCGCGGCGATCTTCGGTACGGGCACAACGCAAGGTGAGGTGATCGATGTCTGACGTGATCGACGAAACGCAAATCAAGCGCCTGTTTATGCTGCTGCACGGCATGTACGGGAACATCGTTCTCGACAAGTACCGGATCGGCCAAGTTGACAGCAAGGGCGAGGACGTGGGGATGGCCGCAGCCCGCTCGGTCTGGCTGAACGGCCTTCAGGAATTCGACACGGGCATCGTGTTGAAGGCCGTCGCGAAGTGCGCCGAGAAGCACAAGAGCTACCCCCCGACCCTCCCCGAGTTCCGCGATATCTGCAAGACGCTGCAGCCCGCCCGTTGGCAATCCCAAACAAGCGCGCCTCAGCTCGAGATGAGCGACGAGTTGCGTGTCGAGCGCATCGAGCGCGCACGCAGGGCCATCGCAGAGACGCGACTGCGCCGTGAAGGCGGCGGCCATTTTGGTGAGGGCCTGCCCGCCCTACACACGCTGATCGCCAAGGCCGTGGGTTATGCCGGCGGCGACGAGGTCGGCACGCTTCGACAACTCGAGTCACGAGATCGCAAATGACCTGGATCGGCGACCAGACCTCGGAAGAGTTGCGCGCCTTCATGCGAAAGCGCGAAACGCAATGGATCGACAGCATGACCGATGCGCTTGCGAAACGCCTATGGACAGAAGTGAAGGTGCAGGACGAGCGGATCGCTCAACTCGAAAAGGAACTCGCTAAGGCGCGCGAGGCGCGCACGGAGGCAGCGTAATGCAGATCGTATTCACGGTACCTGGTGAGCCGGTGGCGAAGGGACGTGCGAAATCCAGTTCGCGCATCGGCAAGGACGGCGCCGGTCAGCAGCGCGTTTTCACGCGCCACTACACCCCCGAAAAAACTGAGCGCTACGAAAACTTGGTGCGGCTCGCCGCACAGCATGCGATGGCTGGCGCCGCGCTGATCGAGGGGCCCGTCCAACTGACGGTCGCGATCTATCTGCCGATCCCGCAAAGCTGGTCCAAGAAGAAGCAGGAAAAAGCCAGAACCGGGCTCGTCGGCGCCACCAAGAAGCCGGATGCCGATAACGTGCTCAAAGCGCTGAAAGACGGCATGAATGGCGTGGTGTACGTCGACGACGCGCGCATCACCGACATCATCTTGCAGAAGCGTTATGCGACGGCGCCGCGTGTCGACGTGATCGTTTGCTCGCTCGATCTGGAGGCCGCGTGAAAGCCAAGAAAACGTGGAATGCCTGGACTACGTGCGAGGACGCCATTCTTCGCGAGATCTGGGAGTACCCTGAGCCGATCAAGGTCAACATGCACCGGCTACCGACACATTCGTATCGCGGCATCGTCATGCGAGCAATGGCACTCGGCTTGGAATCGCGACGTAACGGGCGTGCGATCAAATGCTCGGAGTCGGCGTGCGTAACGCTAGCCCGACGCGCGCTTGAGGCGCATGGCCCCTTTTCGGTTCGAGAACTTGCGCGAGCGAGCGGCGTCTCGTATCGGCGCGTCTATGACATCGTCAAGCAAAAGCGAGCCGATATCCATATTTGCGGTTGGAAGCGTGAATCAGAAACCGGCCAATTCGCGGCAGTCTGGAAATGGGGCGTTGGTGAAGACGTGCCTCGCCCCGCTCCACTGACTCGCAGCCAACGTGAGCATCGCAGGCACGTTCGCAGCAAATCCATGCGCATACGGTCGGGCGAAACCGTTCGCTCGCTCAACCCCTTCGCCACTGCTGCCGGCTTGGCATCTGCGCCGCCGGCGATGCCCGGAAGAATCATCAAGCACCTGTTCGACGACGAACTGGAGGCTGCGTGAGCAAAGTCATCCTGCACATTGATGAGCGTGGCAAGCTTGCAGGCCTCGACGAGAAGAACGAACGCGCCTATTCGAGGTTTCGCAGCAAGCTCGGCAATCTCCGGCCGGGCCAGACGATCTCCTTCGAATTCCGAATCCCGCGCAGCGAACGCTTTCATCGCCTGCATTTCGTGATGCTGACGGCATTCTTCAAATGCCAGGAGGTATTCACGGACTCCGAGCGCATGCGCAAGTGGCTCGAAGTTGGGGCCGGTCATTGTGACTTCGTACCCGGGCCAGATGGCGAGCTCATCGCTCTGCCGCGCTCCATCTCATACGAGGCGCTCGACGACGCAGAGTTTCACGAGGTCCACGAGAGCGTCAAAGCATTCCTGCGCACGCCTCACGCGTACCGCTATCTCTGGCCGCATTTGGACGACGAGCGCGGCGAAGCAATGGTCGAGTCGATTCTCTGTGAGTTCGAGCAATGACCGCGCGCCTGATCTTCCCGAAAGCTCTCACCTATCGATCGGAAGCGTTGCGCCGTGCAGTCAGGTTATTACCCTGCATGAGGTGCTGCATCGAAGGGTACACGCAAGCTGCGCACATGAACTTCGGCAAGGGCGGCGCGATCAAGGCGTCCGACGCGGCGTTGGCGGCTCTGTGCGCCGATCGTCCCGGAGTGCGCGGCTGTCACGCCATGCTCGACCAAGGCGGGAGGCTTCCGAAGGCAGAACGGCGAGCGTTCGAATTCGAGATGGTGGCGAAGACCTACATAGCGCTGGTCGAGCGAGGGTTGATCGAGGTGGGGCGATGATTCGCTGGCTGAAGCGGCTATTCGATGGCGCCGCGCGCGAGCCGTCACACCAACTACCAAGTCAGATCGTCACCGATTGGGACGTGGCGCAGGCCTTCGAGCAGCCAGAAAAAGAAATTGGTCGCGTCGAATACCGATTCCTCGGCGTGACTGGATTTGAGGAGGACGCTTGAGCCTCATCATCGTCCCGATCTCGCTCGAAGAAGCCAATGCATTCGTCGCCATGCACCATCGGCATCATGCACCTGTCGTGGGCCACAAGTTCAGTATTGCCGCTGCCGACGATATGCTGATGTGCCGATTCGATCAGACGGGCGTATGCGGCGTCGCGATCGTTGGTAGGCCGGTGGCGCGGGGTAATGACGACGGCTGGACACTCGAAGTCAACCGATGCTGTACCGATGGAACGCGGAACGCCTGCTCCATGCTTTACGGCGCTGCATGGCGCGGTGCCCGCGCCCTGGGATACCGGCGCCTCATCACCTACACGCTGCCCGCGGAGGGTGGCGCAAGCCTTCGCGGCGCCGGCTGGCGCCTCGTCGGCGAGCGCGGCGGCGGCAACTGGAATACACCGGCGAGGCCGCGCATCGACACCGACGTAGCACTGCGCGGTCAGAAACTGCTGTGGGAGGCGCAGTGAATCGGCGCCACGTCGAACGCTACGGCGATCCGCGCCACGAACGCACGAAAGACCCTCTCGAAATTCTCATCGCACGCGAGCGCGGCACCTGCAATGGATGCCGCCTCATTCTCAAATCACCTTTTGGCGGCCCAGAAGTCGCCTGCAAGAAAAGGATGCGCCCTGCCGCGCTGCGCATCGAAGAAACAAAGCGCTGCATGCTCTACACCCTCGAGGAACCCAAGTGAACGCGATATTCAAAAGCACAGAACAGGCCCTTCACGTCTCGTTCCTCATCCTCTCGGTACCGGCCATGGGCGAGAACAAGTTTCGGCAGTTCCTGATTCAAGTACTCGAGCATGCGCCCAATCTGACGAAGCGCCAGCAGGTCTGGCTGGAACAGCTCAAGGGTGAGCGTTCCGGCACGGTGGATTTCGGTGGGCTGACGCAGATGGAGGTGCGCGGCCAATGCGCGATGATCGCCGCCGCCGTGCGCGACCGGTTGCCGCTGACCGAATCGGCGGCCCTACTCGCCCGCTTTGGCATCGGAGAGGATCAGCAGCGCGGCATCGTGCGCCTCGCGCTGCATGCGCGCCGCAGCTGCGGGCTGAGCCTGAAGCCTTCCACGAAGCTGACCGTCCGCCATTACCTGCCGCGACGCCGGCGCGACGAACTCTCGCTGCGCGACCTGGCGGACGAGTTCAAGGTGACGAAGGATGCGGTACAGCGCGCGGCGCTATGGATGCGCAAGCACTACGCGGCGATCGAGGCGCTCGGCATCGCGCGATTAGACCCGCAATTTAAGGCGCAAGGCGTCGTCGAAAGCGAAGCATACGTCGAGGACGAACCTGCCGACGTGATGATTCGCGGAGAGCCAGAAATGACGTGCGATTGAGCGAAGAAAGCCCTTGCTTTTCTGCGACAAACGCTATAGGATTTTGCCAGACTCGCCGCAATACCCCTCAGAAGCCCGCCAGGTCAAAGCCTCGCGGGTTTTTTGCTATACGGGTAGAAGTCCATTCCATCGTGCATCGACGAAGTTCGCAGTGATGACTGCACCCGTCTTGCCGATAGCTGCGACAGCTCCTTTGGCAAGATCCGCTACCGAATTCGCGTCGATTTCTCCGAACGAATAATACTCGGCGGTGGGCAGATGGTAGCGAACGCCTTTGTTATCCACGATAGTTCTCGAGAATCTTCGAGTCTCCATCGCTTCGTGAAGACGCTGATAGTCTTCGGCATTTGCCATGTGCAATTCAACGCGCGTCAAGAATTGAGCCATTTTTTCTTACCTTTAGCGTGCGATTAACGGCGCTCGGCCCCGAGAGCCCCGCCCTTAAATGCGGTTCCTTGAGCGTGCTTCAATCCTGTCGTAAACCCTGACTGGCTTCACGCCATCGGCAGCGGCCCAAGCGGCCTTCGCAACGTGACACTAATCAGAAGTCGAGTTGCTCTCCCGAAATCCCGAGCGCGGCCGCGATCTTTTCGCGAGTGCTTTTGCGCAGTCGCTCGCTGCCTTCTTGTTGCGCATAGGCGGACTGGCTAATGCCAAGGCGAGCAGCCATATCGGTTTGGGTAATGCCCAGATGTTCGCGCCACGCGCGGATCGGCGTCGCCCCATCAACCGTGCGGCTGACTACATCATGCGGAATCATTCCGCGCTCACTGTTGTGCTCGGCCATGTATTGCTCGTAGGGCACCACAACAAAAGCCGGTTTCCCGTCCGGCCCGTTGATGACTTGGATGTTAGTAGGTGCGTTCATCGCGTTTCCTCACTTCCTCGATTTCGACGACCTTGATCGCGCCGTCCCAGTTGAATAAGACCCGGTAGTTACCCACTCGCAAGCGGTAACCGTATTCGTGGTTCGTCAGCGCCTTGATGTTCTGGCAGTCAGGCATCGCAACCAGCGTGCTCACGCAATCGCGAATCGCTACCTGATGCTGGCGATCCAGCTTCCTGAGTTGCTTCGCCGCTTTCGGGGTCCAGTTGATCGTGTTCATGGACTCCATTATAAGACGATTATAAGTTTATTCAAGAACGTTTATAAGTTTTTTAGTCCCATCAGCAAACCCGCAGACTGCCGGCATGGCTGGCCAAGCGCGCCCACGCGGCGAACGGGTTGGCGGGCTCGCTGATGGTTCTCGCTGTCGATCGCCTAGACCGCGTCTCCTCCGAAGCCGAGAGGCCTTGGATTCGCCCGGCCGCGCGCCGGGCGCTTTGTATTGCATGGGTAGGCCGTGAGAGCCCTGATATCCGCGGCAGCCGCCGATGTGACGTAAGCCCATCTCCTTTCCCGTGCAACGCGGGTTTCATGGGGCGACAGGCGGACGGCAATTCTTCGTGTACGCACAATTCGAGCGTATTTCACTAGCGGCCCGCGACCCTGAGAGAAATAGATGGCTCGAAAGTCGCCGCAAATCGCGCAACTCATTGCGCCAACGCGCCCCGCGCCACCTGATTCGCTCTTCGGTGAGTCGGCATGGTTTCGACCCATCGCGCCAGCGGACGGCGTTGCCGAATGGGTTCAGCAAACCTTCTTGGTCGAAGGCGCTCCGCTCTACAACGAAGAGCACGAGCATCTGTTCTTCGCCGACATCGGCTATCTGTGGGCTGCCGTTCAGAACGAGAGGCAGATGCGGCGAGTGATCGGCCAGTGCGAGGAAGTGATGATCCGCGCCGGCGGCTGGCAGAAGGCCCGACAGGAACAGCAGCTTTACGAATGGTTCGGCCGCGTACCGAAGTTCCTGATCACGCTCGACGCGAACTATGCTCGCGAGTGCGGCGACCTCGAGTGGTGCGCTCTGGTGGAGCACGAGCTTTACCACGTTGGGCAACGCAAGGATGAGTTCGGCGCGCCAGCTTTTACGAAAGACGGGCTTCCGAAGCTCGGCATACGAGGCCACGATGTCGAGGAATTCGTCGGCATCGTTCGACGATATGGCGTGGGAGCGGCGGCCGGCGATACGGCGAAGCTCATCGAGGCCGCAAAGCGAGCGCCTGAGGTCGGGCACGTGGCGATCGCGCAGGCTTGTGGCACTTGCATGCTGAACGCCGCATAGGTTGATGGCGCATTGAAGGATTGAAGCAATGGCGGCCCTCTCGGACACGGTAAAAACTCGCATAACGCAGGGATTGGCCTGTTTCGATACACCTTCGCAGGTGGCAAAGGACGTCAAGGCCGAATTCGGGCTGATTGTGACGCCACAGCAATGCGAGGTGTATGACCCGACGAAGCGCGCCGGTGAACGTCTGGGTAAGAAGTTTCGGACGATCTTCGAAAAGACGCGAGAGGCTTTCCTGAAAGACACCTCGCGCATCGGCATCGCTCATCGCGCAGTGCGTCTTCGGAAACTCGATCGCGCCGCAGATCTTGCGGAGAGCCGAGGCAATTTGCCGCTGATGGCACAACTGCTCGAGCAGGCGGCGAAGGAAGCTGGCGATGCGTTCACGAATAAACAGAAGCTCGAACACTCGGGCTCGATCGCCGCGCCTACCTTGACGCTGAATCTCAATGGAACTAAGCCTTCACCCGCGGCAGACGGAGGCGTTCCTAACCGAGGCGACTGAACTTCTATACGGCGGCGCGGCGGGCGGTGGCAAATCTCACCTGATGCGCGTCGGCGCGATCGCGTGGTGTACGGACATTCCGGGCTTGCAGGTCTACATCTTCCGGCGCCTGTCGGACGATCTACAGAAGAACCATATGGAAGGCCACTCAGGCTTTCCAGCGCTGCTGGCCGAGTGGATCGAGTCGAAGCACGTTAAGATCAATTGGAGCAAAAACTCCATCGAGTTTTGGAACGGCTCGAAGATTCATCTGTGCCATTGCCAGTACGAAAAAGACGTCATCAAGTACCAGGGCGCGCAGATTCACGTCCTGCTCATCGACGAACTGACGCACTTCACCGAGAAGATTTATCGCTACCTGCGCGGCCGCTGCCGCCTGGGCGGCTTGAAGATCCCGGAGAAGTATCGAGGTCTATTCCCGCGCATCATCTGCGGTTCGAACCCAGGCGGCGTTGGCCACAACTGGGTGAAAGCGGCATTCATCGATATCGCGCCGCCGCGCGCCATCACGAAGATGCCTCCGAAGGAAGGCGGCAAGAAGCGACAGTACATCCCAGCAAAGCTTGACGACAACCCGTCGATGGCTGAGACGGACCCGGACTACGTCGACACGTTGGAGGGCCTAGGCAGCGCCGAATTGGTCCGCGCGATGAAGGATGGCGACTGGGACATCGTGGCCGGCGGCATGTTCGATGATCTGTGGCGCCGCGCGGTACACGTCATCAAGCCGTTTGCCATTCCCAAGTCCTGGCGTGTCGATCGCGGCTTCGACTGGGGCAGCAGCAAGCCGTTTGCCGTCATCTGGTTCGCCGAAAGCGACGGCACGGCCGCGACGATGCTCGACGGTACGCAGCGGCACTTTCCGCGCGGCACCGTCTTCGCGATCGCCGAATGGTATGGCTGGAACGGCAAGCCCAATGAAGGCTGCAAGATGCTGGCCGTCGACATTGCCGACGGAATCATTGAGCGAGAGGCGCGGTTTCCGTACCGAGTCGTGCCAGGCCCCGCTGACACGTCGATCTTCGACACGCAGAACGGCATGTGCATCGCTGACGACATGAAAAAGCGCAAGGTCTCGTGGAGCCGCGCGGACAAGTCGCCAGGCAGTCGGAAGAACGGCTGGGAAATGATTCGGAAGATGCTCAAACAGGCGAGCGGCAGCGAATTGCCAGGCTTTTACGTGTTCGAGAACTGCGCGCACGTGATTCGAACGCTGCCCGTGTTACCGCGCGACGCGACACACACCGACGACGTCGATACCGATGCCGAGGATCACGCGCCAGACGTTGTCCGATATCGGCTCAGCGCTAAGAAGTCGTCCGCATCCGTCACTTCCCTCTCCGCATGAGGTCGACCATGGCGATCCGCATCAAGAAGTCTCACGAAGGCAAATTGCACAAGGCACTCGGCGTTCCGGGCGGCCAGAAGATACCGCTGGGCAAGATCGAGCGCGCCGCGCATTCGAAAATCCCGTCGCTGCGCAAGGAAGCGCAGTTCGCACTGAACGCCCGTCACTTCAAGCACAAGTAACCCATCTGTATGGCCGCAACCGTCCGAGATACCAGCGCCGCAGTCGATGCGATGGCGGAGCCATATCCGCTCATCACCGCGTTGCTGGGCGGCACTGCGGCAATGCGCAAGGCCGAAAAGACCTATCTGCCGCAATGGCCGAACGAGGATAACGGCTGCTACAAGAACCGGCTGGGGACCGCGACGCTCTTTCCCGCGTTTTCGCGCACATGCGAGGTGCTCACCTCCAAACCGTTCTCGAAACCGATCACGTTTGGCGAAGACGTCCCGGCGTCGGTCAAGGAGTGGTCCGAAAACATCGACCTGCAAGGCCATAACCTGCACGCGTTCGCGGCGGCCGTGACGTTCCACGCCATCAGCTACGGCATATGCGGCATCTTGGTGGACTTTCCACCGACGCGCGGGCGCCTGAAGACTCGGGCCGATGAGAAAGCGGCCGGCGTGCGGCCGTACTTCGTGCATATCCACGCGCAAAACATCCTCGGATGGCGCGCGGAGCGCATCAACGGCGTCATGACGCTCACGCAGTTGCGTTTCATAGAGCAAGTCGAAGAGCCGGATGGTTCATTCGGCAACGTGACGATCGAGCAGGTGCGCGTGCTCTACCCCGGCAAATGGGAGGTTTGGCGCGAGAGCGAACAAGTAGATGCGAACGGCAAGAAGATATGGGTGCGGCACGACGGCGGCCGTACCACGCTGAAGAAAATCCCGTACGTGCCCATCTACGGGAAGCGCACGGGCTTCATGCAGGGTATCTCGCCGCTCATTGAGCTCGCGTACATGAACGTCGAGCACTGGCAGAGCAAATCCGACCAGCAAACGATTCTGCACGTCGCGCGCGTGCCGATCCTGTTCGGGAAGGGGCTTGGAGAGACCGACATCACCATCGGCTCATCGTCTGCCGTACTGGCGGACAGCGCAGACGCCGACCTAATGTACGTCGAGCATACCGGCCACGCCATTGAGGCGGGCCGCAAAGAGCTACTCGATCTCGAGGACCGGATGCGCCAAACGGGCGCCGAATTGCTCGTTATCAAGCCGGCGAACCGCACCGTCGTGCAAACCGTCGCAGATAACGAGGCTGGCATGTGCGCTCTACAGCGCATCGCGTCCGATGTTGAAGATGGAGTCGATCAAGCGCTGCAACTCGCCGCCGAATGGGTCGGGTTGCCGGAAGGCGGTCACGTGTCGATCTTCAGTGACTTCGGTGTGGCGTCGCTCGCCGAGGCCTCGATGGATCTCCTGCGCGACATGAACATGGACGGCACCTTCTCCGACGAATCGCTATACCGCGAGGCGCAGCGCCGCGGCATCGTCACGCCCGACGTTTCGTGGGAAGACGAGAAAAAACGCATCGCAGAGAACACCGACAAGACCCAGCGCGGTCAGGTCAAGTTACAGGACTAGCCAGACCAATCTGGCGCAGATGGGTGAGGCCGCAGAAATGCGGCCTTTTTTATTGCTCAGACGGCGGATGCCTGAGAGCGAAATGCGGTGGATGCCGCGCGGAAACATGGGCGGATGCCCGAGGAAAGCCAAATGCCATTCAAGTACGACGCCGACGGCCACGTTGTCACCCAGGACGTCAATGGGACGAAGTTGCCCGTGTTTATCCACGCCGATGGCAAAGAAGCGCCGTTCGACGGGGATAGCACGATCGCCCGGATTTCCAGCCTGAACAGCGAAGCTCGTGATCATCGCGTTCGCGCAGAAACCGCAGAGGCACGCGCCAAGTTGTTCGAAGGGATCGAAGACCCCGATGCCGCACGTAAGGCGCTAGAGACCGTGAAGAACATCAAGGACGGCGAGCTCATCGCAGCCGGAAAGGTCGAGGAAATAAAGGCGGCCGCCCAGCGCGCTGCCCAAGAGCAAGTCGAGGCTGCCAACAAGCAGTTCGCGACCGATCTGGCCAAGACCAAAACCGAACGCGACACCTTGCAGCAGCAACTCTACGACGAGCGCATCGGTGGCAGTTTCGATCGTTCGAAGTTCATTGCGGACAAGCTCGCGATCCCCGGTGACATAGCGCGTGCAGCGTTTGGCAAGGCTTTCAAGATCGAAGACGGCAAGGTCGTCGCCTACGACGCTAACGGAAACAAGATGTTCTCCCGCATGCGTCCGGGCGATATCGCCAACTTCGATGAAGCACTCGAAATGCTCGTCGAAAACTACCCCCATCGCGATCAAATCCTTAAAGGCTCTGGAGCCAGTGGGTCGGGCGCGTCGGGCGGAAGCGGCGGCGCAGGTTCGGGTGCAAAGACTCTCAATCGTGCCGCGTTTGATGGGCTGTCTCCTGCCAAGCAGATGGAGCACATCAAAGGCGGTGGGCAAATCTCCGACTGATAGGGACCATCCCATGAAGCAACGTTTCATGAAGGCGAAGCTCAAGGCCAAGGTATACGTCAAGGCCATCGCACTCATCGCGCATGCGCACCTGTTCAACCACATGGCGCGCACCGGGCTGGTGCTCGGCAACAACACGTTGACGTCGCTCATCCCCGATTTGTACGAGGCGATCGATATCGTCTCGCGGGAAATGATCGGCTTCATTCCAGCCGTCACGTTGGACGCTTCGGCAGAACGTGCCGCATTGAACCAAACCGTGCGAGTGCCGATCACGCCGGCCGCTTCCGCCGAAGACACGACGCCCGGCCAACTGCCGCCTGACGATGGCGACCAGAACATCGGGAACAACCCGGTGGTGATCTCTAAGTCGCGCGGCGTGCCATTCCGTTGGACGGGCGAAGAACAGAAGGGTGTGAACAGCGGCCCGGGCTATGCCAACATCCGGCGCAACCAGATCGCGCAGGCGTTCCGCACGCTGACGAACGAAATCGACGCATTTGTGGGCGGCTTGTTCTGGACGGCCTCGCGCGCGGAGGGCACGCCCGGCACGACGCCGTTTGCTTCCTCGCTCGGCGACTCCGCGCAACTGCGCAAGATCCTGTCGGACAACGGCGCGCCCCTCGGCGACATGCAGATGGTGATCGACACCACGGCAGGCGCGAACATCCGCACCCTGACGCAGTTGACGAAGGCGAACGAAGCCGGCACGACCGAGCTCCGCGCCCAGGGCACGCTGCTCGAGTTGCACGGCTTCATGCTGCGCGAATCGGCCGGTGTGCAAACGTCCACCGCAGGTACGGGCGCGAGCTACGTGACCAACGGCGCGTTGGCGAAGGGTGCGACGACCATCAATGTGCAGACGGGCTCCGGCACGATCCCGGCCGGTAGCGTCGTGTCGTTCGCTGGCGATCCTCGCAAGTACGTCGTGACCACCGCGCTTTCGGGCGGCGCGTTCACGATTGGCGCGCCCGGCCTGATGCAAGCCATCAGCACGGGCACGGCTGTCACGGTGGCCAGCTCGTTCACGGCCAACATGGCCTTCGCGCGCTCGGCGATCGTGCTCGCCACCCGCGCGCCGGCATTGCCGGAAGAAGGCGATATGGCCGAGGACCGCGTGATGATCACCGATCCGCGCAGCGGCCTGGCCTTCGAGGTAGCGATGTACAAGCTGTATCGCCGCGTGCGCTACGAAGTGTCGATCGCCTACGGCGCAGCCAACATCAAGCCGGAGCACTCGGCCCTGATGCTCGGCTGATCGGCGCATCTGCTGTTCAATCTGATGACCCGGGGGCGAACGTCCTCGGGTCTCGCGAGGGAGTTAAAAATGGCTGGTTTGACAAAGGAACAGCGCGCCGCGAAGTTGCAGGCGCAGAAAATCGCCGAAGCTGGCCTCACGCAGGAGCAATTCGAAGCGCTCAACGACGAGGACAAGGCGAAGATCATCGGCGTGAGCGCGGGAGCTGGTGCATGCGGCGCCGAGGGCGGCGACGGTGAAGGCGCGGGCGACGAGGCGGCGGACGACGGGATCAAGTACGTTCGCATGACGCGTGACCCCGAGTTCTACGACGCCCCGCACGAGGCCAAGGTGCATCCGAAGGAAGTCACGAACTATGCGCGCGGCGGCTGGGAGATCGCGTAAATGCTGACGGCCCAGCAAATGGCAGACGTCCGGCGTTTCGCCGGCTACCCCATGCTGGCCGACACGCAGGCGGATGATTCGCGCGACTTTGCGTACGGGTGGGTATCGCCTGGCGTGTGGCAGACACTCGAGCATCGGCTCACGAACATGCGCCCGGAAGAGGAATCGATCCTCATCACGACGTACCTGACGCCGCTCTATACGCTCGAAACAGCGATCACGTCGGCGGCCGACAACCTGGATACCGATCAGGCTGCGGTGTGGACGCACAACAAGACCGAAGTGGCAGACCGCGCCAAGCTGTTCGATCAGTGGCGTCGCCGCATGTGCTATTTCATCGGCGTCGCGCCGGGTCCATCGCTCGGAAACGGCGGCGGTCGAATCGTTCGAAGCTGAAGGTGGAACAATGAGCGACAATTCCTTCGTCCAGCGCGACGCATTCAATCTGCTGTGCGACGAGCGGATTGGCTCCGGCATGAGCCGAACTGTGTATTCGAGCCGATTGCTACCCGACTGCGTCGTGAAGGTCGAGGACAGCGCCGGCAACTTTCAAAACGTCGTGGAATGGGAAACGTGGCTCCGCGTCCGCGATACACCGATGTCTCATTGGTTCGCGCAATGCCGATGGATTAGCCCGGGCGGCTCGATCCTGGTGATGGAACGCACGCGGCAACCGGCCCTGCACGAGTTCCCAGACAAAATGCCCGCATTCCTGTGCGACTTCAAGCGCACGAACTATGGGATCTCGGTAGTGAAAGATGCGAAGACGGGGCAGCCATCGCATATGTTCGTCTGCCATGACTACGGGACGAATCTGCTGTTCGAGCACGGCCTGACGAAGCGCATGGTCAAAGCTGAATGGTGGGAAGCGTGACGCGACGCGCCGACTTGAGGTAATCGATGGATGCTGCGAAGATTCAGGCGAAAATCTACGCCGGCTACGCGAAGGCAGCGCAGCGCATCGGACCGACTTATAGCCTCTACCGTCCGGCCTCACAGTTGAACCCGATCCAGCCATCGAATCTGGTGACAACGCTGCCGGCGAGCTTTAACATCGGCGGCCAATACACTGGCCAGAACAAGGCGAATCAGCTGTACTGGCAGATCATCGCCGACGGCTCCAAGTTACAGGTCGGCGATTACCTCGTCGGTCCGGCGACGTATTGTGTACTGGCGCTCGACAGCCTGCTTCCGCCGATCGGACTGCGCTGCACGCAGATCCTGTCGTTTTCCCGGCCGGCGATCAACGAATCACCAGGTTTGCAGCCCTACCCGCGTCCGGAAATCGACGCGGCATACGCCGCCGGCATTCCCAGCGTGCTCAACGTCAAAAAGGAAACCGGACGTCCTATTGCGGACTTGCCCGGCGACAACGCGCTCCGAACGTTCTATAGTGCGTTTTTTTACCTTCCGGATGGAACGGTCCAGGAACGGGATCAGGCAAGCGACGAAAATGGCAACAATTACCAAGTCATATCGGCCCAATACGGGCTGTTTGGCTATGAAGCGCTCCTAGAGCTAGTCGAGGCATAGATGGCGACAATAGCCGATGCGCGCAACGCGCTCGCGAGCCTCGTGAGCGCCGCGCTCTATCCGAATGGAACAGGGCAAGCGAGCGCGGTCGGCGTGACCGTGACGATAGTGCCGGGCTGGCCCATTCCGAAGCAGTTGGACGACATCGTCGCGGCTGGAAATGCCATGGTGAGCGTCTACCAGAATGGGAACATGGGCAAGAATACGACCAGGTTCCTCGGCGACGACGACGCGCAGGCGGCTATCCCGGCGCCGAACGTCTCGCTGACGATCGCAGGCAACAAAGTGACTGTCGGCGGCACGATCAAGGCCGGCGAAGCGCCGACGCTGAAGGTCAATTACGAGCCATATAGCTATTCGATCCTTGCCTCGGATACCGTCAACACGGTCGCGGCCGCACTCGCCGCTCTGATCCCTGGCGCAACGGTCAGCGGCGCAACGATCACCCTGGCGAGTGTGTTTGACGTAGAGGGCTCCATCTCCGTTCCGGTGACGGTGCAGCAGGAAATCGGCCGACAAGCGCAGGTTTTCATGGTCACGGCGTGGAATCCGACGCCTGATCTTCGAGATTCAATTTGCGCGACGATCGAGTTAGCGCTCAAACAGCAGCCTCGCATCGTTATGTCAGATAACACTTGGGCGCGACTGCTCTACCGCGGCACGATCGAACAGGACAAGTTGCAAAAGCAGCGAATCTATCGACGAAATCTGCTCTACGAAATCGAATATGCGCTCACGCAGCCGGTAACGGTCAACACCGTTACAAATCTCGGTGTGAACGTCACGCCGACGAACGGCATCGCACGAACCACGAACATCTGAGGCCCATATGGCAAAGACGCAATCCAACACGGTCGAGCAGGCCGCAGCGAAGCCCGATTACTACCTCGTGGTGCGTCACGCATTCGAGCAGTACCGCAAGGGCGATGCGATCCGCGATGCGAGCGAGATCGCCCGTGTGCTGGCCGGCAATTCGCACAACGTGCATAAGGTGGCTTCGTGAGACCCGATCGTACGCGCGCCGCCGGCGCAGCGCTGAAAATGGCCGTGGGCCAATTCGTTGGCCAGGAAGGAACGCCGGCCGTCTGCGTGCGCATCAAAAAGTCGTTTGTCCAGATCATGCGCGCGCAGTTCGGCGTCGACTGGACGCGGGAAGCCTGGCGCATCCAGGTTCGATTCATCGACGGCCACAAGCCGGACGTGCGCATTCCGCCGCACATGCTGAACGGCTGATCCCTCTACCCCTTCGCGTCTGAGCCGCCTTCGCGCGGCTCTTTTCATTTTCAGGCCCGCCGAGCGCGGGCTTTTTGCTTTCTGGAGCAAACATGCCCGTCTATCAAGCAGGCAGCGTCAACGTCACTGCGTTGCAGGCCCCCGACCTGTACGTGATCATCCAGCCGCCCAGCGTCGCGTACATCAACGGCGTCGCGACCGATGGCCTCGGCTTGGTTGGCGTCGGCTCGTGGGGGCCGGTCAATGCGCCCATGATGGGGATCGGCAACAGCGCCCAAGCGCAGCAGATGGTCGGTCCTGTGACCTTCCGGCCGCACGACATTGCGACGGCGGTCGCGATCGGCGACCAGAACAACGTCCAGAACTACATCCTCGTGCGCGTGAGCGACGGCACGGACACCGCGGCCAGCGCGAATCTCGTCGATACGCAGGGCTCGCCCGTCACCGGCATGACGCTCACCGGTCTCTATACCGGCATCGTCGGCAATGGCATCACGGCATCCATCGTGGCGGGCACGGCGGCGAGTACGTACAAGCTGTCGATTCAGCGCGCGGGCTTTACGCCGGAAGTGTTCGACAACGTCGGCATGGGTGTGAGCGGAGGGACGGTCACTGCCGGTACCGGCTTCACGTCCGTGCCGAGCTTGAGCATCTCCGCTCCCCAAGGCGCAAACGGCATTCAAGCGACGGGCTCGATCAGCCTGAAAGTGCTGTCGGCCACGGTATCCGATGCAGGCGCGGGTTACGTGACGGGTGACACCATCACGATGCCCAATGGCGTCATCCTGACGGTCACGGCTACCTCGGGCGCGATTACGGCTCTGACGGTTACGAATGCCGGTTCGCTCACGGCCGGCTCGATCCCGACGAACCCCGTCGCGCCTTCGTCGACGTCGGGCGCGGGAACCGGCGCCACGGTCACCCTGACGTGGGGGCTCGGCGCGTTCAAGGTCATCAATCCGGGCTCTGGTTACACGTCGGCCACGGCGACGCTCACGGGCGGCGCAGGTACGGGCGGCTCGATCGCGCTGTCGGTAAGCGTATGGCTAAACCTAGTCAATGCCGTGAACAACGGTCAGACGGGATTGCGTGGCCCCTCGCAAAACTGCATCGCCACGCTCGGCACTTCGGTCAATGCGCCGAATCTGACGCAGACCTACACGCTTTCGGGTGGCACGGACGGCGCCGGCGGCGTCTCGGATACGACGCTGGTCGGCACTGATGGCCTCACGCGAACGGGCATGTACGCCCTTCGCAAGTCGGGCGCGCAAGTCAGCAACCTGATCGACTGCCAAACGTCGACGACATGGTCTGCACAACTCGCTTTCGGGTTGCAGGAGGGCATTTACTTCCACAGTGCCAACCCTCCCGGCACGAGCGTGACGGCGAGTGCCGCGGCGCTCGCGAGCGCTGGCGTCGATGGCTACGGCTTCGCGTGCCTCGTGGGCGACTGGTGCTATTGGCAAGACAATGTCAACGGCGTGAACCGCATGGTTTCGCCAGCGACGTTCAGTTCCGCTAAGCAGGCCGCGACGAGCCCTGAGCAGTCGATCCTGAACGCCCCGCTGGGCGGCATCATCGCCACGCAGCGCAGCATGCAGAACTCGCCGTACAGTGATTCGGAAATTGCGCTCGCTGCGACCTCTCGCCTTGAAGTCATCACGAACCCCGCGCCGGCCGGGGCGATCTTCGCGGCGCGCACGGGGCGCAACGCCAGCAGTAACAGCGCGACGAACGGCGACAACTACACGCGGATGACGAATTACATCGCGTTCACCGTCGCGAGCGCGTTCGGCTACGTTCCCGGGAAAGTGCAGACGATCAATCTGCGCCGCAACGTGAAGGGGCAAATGGATGCCTTCTTCGCGAACCTTCAGGCGAACAACATGATCGGTAACGTGAACGCGCCGACTCAGCCCGCATGGTCGGTGCAGGTCGACGCGAACAACAACCCGATCAGTCAGGTTGCGCTCGGATACATGGTGGCGACGGTCGCTGTGACCTATCTGAGCATCGTCAGGTATTTTTTGGTCAATATAGAGGGGGGGCAGACCGTTACGGTCACCCCGCAATAACTACCCCTTTCGTCCGTTTAAGCCACCCGCGCGGTGGTCTTTCCTTTGGAGTAAGCCATGCCGCAGAACGGTCTATCGCTCGGGCGCGACTACAAGTTCGACATTTACACCGCGACCGGCCTGCTGGTGCTGCCGACGCTGTTGAACTTCAAGCGCCGGAAGATCAATCACAAGCTCACCGTCAAGCCGCTCAACAGCCTGCCGATCCATCTGAATTTCCAGGAGGGTGGCTGGGAAGGCTCGTTCGATGTCTCGCGCGCGGACGGCACGCTCGATAACTACTTCGCCGCGAACGAAGCGGCGTACTACGCGGGCGCCAACCTACCCACGGGCGTGATCCAGGAAACAATCGAAGAAGTCGCCGGCGTCGTGCTCACGTTCCAGTATCAGGGCGTCATCCTCTTTTTCGAGGATCCGGGCGAGGCCGAGGCAGAGAAGAACGTCATCCAGCGCGTCTCGTTCTGCGCGTCCACCCGAATTAAGCTCTAAACCATGACCGACCTCAACGTTGTTGAAACTAGTGGCGACGCACCGTCCGATGAGTTCGTCATCAACGGCGATTCGCTGAACGTGCCGGTGGGCGACGGCCACACGCTCACGCTGACTTATCCGGGTCCGCTTGCCCAGTACGACCTGGTGCAGGCGATGGGTTCCGAGGCCGCTGACAACGGGCGATTGGTGCGCATGTTCCTGCCGCTGATCTACCTGAGTGCGATCGACGATCAGCGCATCTCGCCGCCGCGGTCGTTGCGCGAAATGCGCGGGCTTATCGATCGGCTCGGGCACAGAGGCCTCAACGCACTGCAGCGCGGGGTCACCGCGTTCAACGAGCGCGACGAGAAAGAGGCGACCGAACAGGCAAAAAAATAAGCCGGGATCCCGGCGTCAGGAAGGTGCTGACGCTGCTCGACGCTGGGGTTCCGTGGGACGTCATCATGTCGTTTTCTCCGGCGGAAGTGCACGGATGGTGCGTCGCCGCCGGCGAAATCCGCGGTCGAAAGTGGTCCTGGTCGACGATGGAATGGCAAAGGCTCGACGCATGAAGACCTACAAATCCTTCGGCGCATTTGCTCGTGCGATGGAGCGCGCGGCGGCCGAACTCGAGGTCGCCTACGCGGTTTCGATGGAAGCGGGCGCGGTGCTCGTCGAAGCGACGGCCAAAGCGGAATTCGGCCACTACCAGCGCGAAGACATGGGCCCGTTCGAAGAATGGGCCGAACTGAAGGATGCGACGAAGCAGCAGCACATCCAGACGATCGTCGATGGCGAGGCCGCCCCCGATGCCGGGGAGAACACGCCGCTGCTCGTGAAAGGTGGATTGCGCGAGAGCATCAAGCACGAATCGAGCGAGCGACAGTTCACGGTCGGCAGTGAGTCCGAGATCATGGTCTATCAGGAACTCGGCACGCCGGAAGGCATTCCGCCCCGCCCTGTTCTCGGTCCGGCCATGTATCGGGATGCCGAGGAAGTAGCAAATCTCGTCGGCCAAGCCGTCGAAGACACCATCGCAGGAAGAAAATGACGATCAACGCCTATTCGATTGCCGTCACGGCGGAACTGACGGACAACGTCAGCAATCGCCTGATGGTGATCGCCGAATGGGCTGACAAGGCCAATTCCGCGATGCTGGCTTTTGCCGAGAGCGCCCGCAAGGCGTCGGCCGCCGGCATCGGTATGGCCAGGAACTTCGAAAAGGCCGCGACCGCAGCAACGGCGCTCGGCGATAGTGCTGGCGGCCTCACTCGTGCGAGCTATGTCATCGACACGATGGCGGCGAGCAGTGCCGATCTCGCTCGCAACATGGCGGCGGCTCGCGCCGAAGCGGCAAACATGCGTGCGCCGGGCAGCGTCGGCCCCGGTGGTGGAGGTGGTAGCGGCACGGGCAGCGGCTCGAGCCGATCGACGGGAAGCATTTCGACCGGCGCGGGCGTCGCAACGGCCGGGATGCTCTACGGTGCGTACGAGAATGCACGCCTAACCGATCAGAACGTCAAGGCTGTGGCGACGGCGCAAATTCCGTTCAGCCAATGGCAGGGAAGCCTCGACGATTTGCGATCGCGAGAAATGGCCTACGCGAGCAAGTACGCATGGGCGACAGGCGGTCATATCGAGCCGTTCGGCGAATCGATGCTCGAAGGCGCGCGGCTGATGCGCACGCTGTCTGCGGCCAAGCAAAAGCAGATGCTGGACTTCGCGATGCCTTACATCGCGCTCGAGTCCAAGCTCAAGGGCGTATCGATGCCCGAGGCGACGCAGGCCTTTATCGGTCTGTCGCACATGGCCGGCGCGTACACGCCGCAAGCAGCCCAGCCGCTATACGAGTCGATGCTTCAGGCATCGCTCACGTCGCACGCGTCGCTCGGACAGATCGCGCGCGCGGCGAGTTACGCGCTTCCCGCTCTCCACGCAGCCGGCGCGAATTCGAGCGATGTCATGCTGCTCGTCGCGACGATGATGCAGGGCGGCATCATGAATACGAAGTCGGGTACGTGGCTCAACGCCATGGCCATGAATTCGCTGCCCAATACGCTCGGCAGCGGGCTGTTTTCGAACAAGAAGCAAAACGAGGCGCTGCATGCGCTCGGGCTGTATCACGGCAACAAGTCCTCGTTCTATTCGAACGGCAGCATGGACTTGATGAAGATCGTGTCCATCCTCGCCGGGGACCGCGAGAAGATGGAGCCGCTGAAGTTCAATGCGCTCCTGAAGATGGCGTTCGGCACGCAGGGGCAGCGTGGGGCATCGTTTTTCAGCGAAGAATCGACGATCGGCAACCTGCATGCGCTCGCCGACCTAAAGAACTTCTCCCAACCTCCGATGGACGTCGGCCGAATGATCTCCCAGGTCAGCACAGTCGGCTTGGCGGATCAGACTATCGCGAATGCCAACATCACGCTGATGAATGGCACGCAGGCGATGATGGGCCCGATCAATTCGCTCTTGAAGGGCGCGGGCTCCTTTTTTGATTGGACTGCCAACGTGAGCAACGATCACCCAAACATCGGCGGTGCAATGAGCTACGGTGGATTGTTTGGTCTGGCCGTCGCGGGTATGGGCGCATGGAAGGGTGCTAAGGGCGCGACTGGGATGCTCGAAAAGGGCGCCGTCAAGCTGTCCAAGTTTCTCGTCGGCGGCGCTGGCAGCATGCTCGCGCGCGCGGCGACGGCCATCACTGGCGAGGAAATTGGGGCGGCCGCCCTGGCTGCCATTGGCGGCCAAATCGCAATCGGCTCGCTCATCGCAGGCGGCATCGCCTACCTGATCCAGCGCGGCTACAACTCGGTCACGTCGAAGATGACGCCCGACCAGCAACTGACGTTCTATCAGGGTATCGCTGGCGGCGGCCCGGCATTCGGCGGCGACAACGTGACCAAGCCAGCGCCCGCGCAGCAGCACGATACGCACGTCACGGTGAAAGTGGACAGCCATGATGTCGCCGCGCACGTAGAGAAGAAGCTCGTTCCCGCGAAAACGACGGGCCCGACCGGCTTCAACGGTGATGCGACCGTGTACACACCCGGAATGGGGGTCTATCCGTGAACCCTTTCGCAACTCTGACACTGGACACGCCCAACGGCACGTTCACATTCAGCGGCGCGGAAGTCCCGGAAAACATCGCCTTCGGCGGCGCGCATCTGCTCGACGTGAAGAAGATGATCGGCGGCCGGCGCCGAATCAATGCGATGGGCGCCGACGATGCGCCGCTGGCTTGGTCCGGGCTGTTCCTGTATGCCTCGGCCTTGGACCGGGCTCGCTTCCTCGACAGCGTGCGTCGCGAAGGCTTGCAATGCACGCTATCCTGGGATGCGCTTCGGTACACCGTCGTCGTCGCCGAGTTTCGCGCGACTTACAAGTACCCGTTCAGGATTCCATACTGGATCCGGTTCGAGGTCATCGAGGATCAGACGGCCACCGTCGACTCGGTGCCGGCCATCACGCCCGCACAAGCACTCGCGACCGACCTCGCGCGCATGAACACGCTGTCGAACTGCCTGGGCGACTCGACGCTCAATGGCCTGATCGTTGATCTCGGGGGCGCCCTCGGTGCCGTGCAGAACGCCGTCCAGCCGATCGCAAACGGTTTGAAGGCTGTGACCTCGTTCGTCAGCGGCGTGGCCAACTGCGCCGATCAGATCGCCAATACGGTCGAAAACACGATCGCATCGGTTGCATCGCCGCTGCTGGCAGTCACATCGCGAGTTCAAAGCATGATCGCGACGGCTGAGAATGTCGTGGCCAACACGGCGGGGATCGTTGGCGGCGCGCCCGCGGCCACGAACGTCTATAACGCGCTGGCAAAGATGAATTCGGCTGTTCAGTTGCCGGAGTTGTACGAGATGCGCAGCATCTGCGCGCGGATGCAGACGAACCTGCCGCTCGTCTCGACGCCGACCAGCGCAAAAACCATCACCGTCGGCGGTGGCGACCTTTACACAATCGCAGCGCAGCAGTACGGCGACGCATCCAAGTGGGCCGAAATCGCGGCCGCGAACAAGTTGACGGACCCCATGCTGACGGGTATCAACACGCTGATCATTCCCTGACATGCTGAACCATCTTCCGACCGCCGGCACGCTCGCCGCGCCGCGGTCGATCCTCATGGTCGGCTCGAAGGTGATCGACTGGTCCGATTGGTTCGCGGGGCACAGCGGAGTCTATGAAGCGGGCACGCTGCGCGTCGAGATCCCTGCCAAGTTCGCGGATTGGGCTTGGTGGACGCAACAGACCGAGATCCTCATCGACGTCTATGTCGGGTTCCCGAAGGACCCTCAGAACTACTCGGCGAGCGATCTCACCCTGCTTCAAACGTATCGCATCGACTCCGTGCGATTGAACGCGATGACGCAGGGCATCACGTTGTCCGGACGTGATCTGACGGCGCTCATGACCGATAAAAAGGTCGACCTGAAGTTTCAAAATCAAACGGCAAGTCAGGTTGCGACCTACCTCGCCGGCCTGGTTGGATTGACGGCAAAAGTCCAGGCGACGAAAGATCTGATTGGGCACTTTTTCACGCTGGACCACGTCAGCCTGCACCGGCAGCAGAGCATCTGGACGATCCTGACGTACCTTGCGCAGCACGAAGGGCTGCAATGTTTCGTACTGGGCCGCACGTTGTATTTCGGCTCCTATGCAAGCGCGCTGTCGAGCGAACCCTATCTGATCCAGTATGAGCCGCCGGCGGCCGAGCGCACGTATCCGCGATCGAACGCTGTCGAGCTCGAGTTCGAGCACGACCTGACACTCGCGAACGACGTCTCCGTGCGTGTGCGCAGCTACCACGGCATGAAGAACGCGGTCTACACGTCCGTCGCGACGGCCAGCAAGACAGCAAAGCGGATCGAGCGCGACGCGACGCTCGCGCAAGGCTTGCAGCAGTATGACTTCACGTTCGCAGGCCTGACGCAAGCGCAGTGCGACGCGAAGGCGCAGCAACTGCTCGAGCAGATCAGCAAGCACGAATTCAAGATGGAAGCGCGGCTGCCGGGCGACGCGATCATCTATCCGTGGACACCGGTCGAGGTCCGGGGCACCGGCACGCCATACGACACGACTTATCAAGCGGCGCGCATCATGCGCCGCTGCTCCGTCGACCCGCCGCGGTTCGAAGTAACGGTCCACGGCAAAACTGCAACGCAGGCTCAGACGGTAACCCTCGCATGATCGAGCACATCAAGCGCGCCGTCTCGGAGTTCCTCGCGCAGTTCACGACGACAAAGTATGGCCAAGTCAGCGCCTACAACCCGAACGATCACACAGTCAAGGTCATTTTGCTGCCGACCATGGAAGAGACCGGATTCGTTCCGCTCGCGGCTCCCTGGGTTGGCAACAACTTCGGCGCCGTCTTCGGTCCAGCGATCGGAGACTCAGTGAGACTGGACTTCGTCGACGGCCGCATCGAGGCATGCCTCGTCGGTGGTCGATTTTTCAACGACAGCGCTCGGCCGCCCGTCGTGCAGTCCGGGCAGGCCGCAATCGTCGACAGCAAAGGTTCGTACGTCAAGCTGAACAACGACGGCACGATCACGCTCGGCGCGCCGACGGGCATCACCAGCACTACTCCGTTGCTCAAGCAAGTCGGCAATTTCGAAGTCGACGGCAACACAACGTTGAACGGCGACATCAAGCAGACGATCGGCAATGGTACCGGCACCGCAACGCTCGCTGGCAACCTGGCGGCCCCGGGCACGATCACCGGCGCGACAGACGTGATTGGGGGCGGCAAATCGGTCAAGGGCCACACCCATCCGGATCCGCAGGGCGGCAATACCCTGCCGCCAAACTAGAGCAAACACATGGACGAATTCCACTGGTGGGGCCAAGACATCCAGTTCTCGGCCTCGGGAGACGATTTGATCGCGAGCGGCGTGACGGAATTGAACCAGCGTATCGTCCGCGCCCTTCTGACGCCCCCCGGAACGTACATTTGGCACCCGGAATACGGCGCCGGTATTGGCCGATTCGTTGGCCGCGCGCTGTCGCCGGAAGAGTTTGCCGAGATCAAGTCGCTGATCCAGAGCGTCTTGAAGAACGAGCCAGACGTCCAAAAGCAACCGGCCCCGAGCTACACCTATCAGGCCGATGCAACAGGCCTCCTAAGCGTCACGATCAACTACGTCTACGCGCCCACGGGCGTCCCGCAAGCTCTCACTTTCAACGTACCGGCGTATGGCTCTTAACACCCAAAGCTTTACGAGGCTCGTCCAGCAACAGGTGGCGGCGATCCAGTCGGCCGTGATGGCGATCGGCGGCGTTTTGTCATTCGCCGTCGGTTCGCTCGAGCTCGCCCGCGTAGAAGCGGTCGCTGCGGTGTCGATGTGGCTGCAGTCGCTCATCATGCAACTGCTGGCCATCACCCGTTTATCGACATCGACAGGAAGCGATATCGATACGTTCATTGCCGATTTCGGGTGTCCACCGCGCGAAGCGGCAGTGGCCGCTACAGGGCAAGTCACGTTTTCTCGCTTCACAGCCACCGCGCAGGCTACGATCCGGGCCGGCACCTATATGCCAAACGCCAGTGGTTCGGGCGGCACTTATTCGGGCGGCGCGATGGTGCTCACCGCCGATGGCACGCAGCCCTTCCAAGTCATTCCCGATTCGACCCAGACATATTGGAACGCGGCGGCGAATGCTTACGTGATTCCGGCCGGCGTCACCAGTGCGCAAGCAACCGTGCAAGCACAAAACACGGGCATTCAAGGCAATGTTGGATCAAACACGATCACGACCATCTCGACGGCGATCCAGTACGTCGATACGGTAACAAACCCCGGCGCCTTCGCAAACGGCGTCAACCAAGAAAGCGATGCGGCTGTCCAGGCCCGTTTCCAGACCTATGTTTCGGGGCTGCGCGCGGCGATCAAATCCGCCGTCGAGTCCGCAATCGCGGGCGTCCAGCAGGACATCCAGTACCAGATCGTCGAGAACCAGACGTTGGCCGGCGCGAGCCAGCCGGGCTACTTCTACGTCGTCATTTCGCCATACTCGGACGCGCTCAAGACGGCCGTCTATTCGGCGATCAACGCGATTCGCGGACTATCGATCACATTCGACGTTTTCGGTGCCACGCCGCTGACGGCGAACGTCACGGCCACGGTCACGGCGGCGGCAGGCTACACGCTGTCCGCAGTTGAGGCGGCTGTGCAAACCGCTATTGCGAATTTCATTGCCTCCCTCCCTCTTGGCGGCACATTGGAATGGACGCAGATTTTCTCGGTGATATGGGGCGTGCCAGGCGTCGCAACGGTCGCGAACATGATGACTCTTAATGGCGGCAATGCCGATCTCGTCGCCGCGGCGAGTCAATCGATTGTCCCTGGCACGATCACGGTGAACTAATGGCAATCGGCGATATCGGCGACTTGTTCGCGAGGCTGAAGGCCCAGATCCCGCCGTCATGGTTCAAGACCTCCCCGAACTTCGATGCAACGTTGCAAGGGCCTGCGTGGGCGCTCTCCACGATCTACAGCCAGATCGCGTATGCCGCACTCCAGACGCGGATCGCGACGGCCACAGACGGCTATCTCGATCTCATTGCAAACGACTTCTTCGGCCCGAACCTACCGAGACTCACGAACGAGACGGATGGCGCGTATCGCACGCGGATTCTGGCCAATCTATTTGTCAAGGGCCCGACGCGCGCGAATATGTCGGCCGTCCTCAAGCTCATCACCGGGACGGCGCCGACCATTTTCGAGCCAAGCAACACGAACGATTCGGGTGGATGGGACGGCGCGTTTTATTGGGACACAGGCGTTGGCCAATGGGGCGCTCCAATGCCCTACCAGAGCTACGTCATTGCTTACCGGCCAAGCGGTTTCACGCAGTCTCTCGGCGAGTGGGACGAGTGGCGCTTTATGTGGGACGCCTACGGGGCTTGGTCAGACACGCAAGTCAGTTCCGTCACCGACGCCGCCATTATCGCGGCCGTCGAATCCACCCGCATGACCGGAACCATCGTCTGGTTGCAAATCGTCGATGCCCCGCAGGGGCCGATCGGCGCCCTCGATTCAACCTTCATTCTCGGCGAATCCGCTCTCGCTTGACGTAACCGAATTCCACATCAAAGCCCCGCTTCGGCGGGGTTTTTCATTGGTGCATCCACATGAAAAAGCTATTCGCCTTCACGTTGCTGTTGTTAGCGTCGATCTCGGCGTGGGCGCAATTCGTGCCGGGCCAGATCCTCACCGCTCAGGCGCTCAATGGGCAGTTCGCGCTTTATGCGCCGCTCGGCGGGGCAACGTTCACGGGCCCGGTCACCATTCCCACATTGACGGTCACGGGTACGACCTCATTCGGTTCGATTCAGACCTCCGCCGCCACGATCACTGGCGGCTCAATCAGCGGTATTACGCCTCTTCCGGTCGCGTCTGGCGGCACTGGCCAAGCGACCGCTGCTGCGGCGGCGCACACATTCGGTCTTGGCGCGACGGATACGCCCACCTTCTACGGCGTCACGGTCAATGGCTCGACGGCGCACGGCGTCACGATCGGAGAAGGCAATGGGGCGCCATTTGCATGGACCGCGACCGGCACCGCCGGGCAAGCGCTGATCTCAAATGGCTCGAGTTCCGATCCGTCATTTCAGACGATCACTGCACTCGGATCGAGTTACAGGCTATTGGCGGGTGCCGGGATCGACCCCACCGGCGCGACGGACAGTTCTACGGGGGCAAATACTGTACTGGCCGGTGGCGGCACGATCATCGTTCCGCCTGGAACCTACACTATCGACTCGGATCTGCTGTACGTCAGCAATACCACGTTCATCGTCAGCCGAGGAGCGACGATGAATTTCAACGCGTCGCGCTTCACGCCCGCGAATGCCGACGTGGTCAATGTGTCATTGATCGTCGATGGCGCCATGACATCCGCCAATTTACCGACGAACTGTTCGCAGAAATTCTCGTGGCCATCCGATACCGGTGACGGCAATACGACGTATGAACGCGGCTTCATAGAATTCGGCGGCGCAAGCGGCTCCGCACGCTCATCGGGGTTCTACGTTGGCGGCCATGGCACGATTTCCGGAGATTTTGTTGGAACTCCTTCCATCACTAACCTGTGGACGGGCGATCTATGCCGGAAAGGCATCGCTACGTTTTTTAGCGACAACGTTATGGTTGAAAACCTCAACGTGTCAGGATTTCACGGAGAGGCGGTTTATCATTACGACTCGACGGCAGCAAACATAAACAATGTCGTCTTTCAAAATCTCTACGTTCACGACACGAATTTCAATGCGTTGAATTTTAACGACTTAAGCGAATCGCGCAACAGCTACATTCGAAACAATACGGTATATAACAGCTACCAAGGTATCGAGATTAGCGCTGGACACGCGATAAACAACACAATTCGTTTAACGCAAGGTCCCGGTGTCCTCATAGGTGGAGGAACGGTCCAAACAGTCGACATCAGCAATAATACCGTGGATAGCGCCCAGGGAGACGGTATTCAGGCCACCGCATCTACATCAAATACTGGCACGGGCGACGCGACAATCGCGAACAATACGATATTCAGCGCGCAAGGTAATGCGATTTTGGCCGGGGCTCTTAATCGGGTATCGATTCACGACAACATCGTGTACTCGTATGCGACGACGGCGGGCAGTTTCGGTATCGACGCGCAAAGCACCTGTGTCTATGCAGACATTCGAGGCAATCGTCTGCTGGGCCCGAATGCTGGTCTAGTTGCTCCGATCAGAAGTCAGGCGACCTATTCGAATAGTTCGGACAACGTCTACTACGACACCTCAACGGGCGCTCCCGTGCTCGCCGAGACGGCAGTGAACAATTCAAGCGCGCAGACGAACGAATACAAGGTGATAGACGGTGTAGGGGCAACAGGTGTTGGACATTCGACGATCTACAAGATCGGCGGGTCGGTACCATTACTCGCACAGCAGAACTACGTGCGCACCTATAGCTCGGTGGACACGACCGGGTCGACAGGCGCCTCGGGTTCGTTCCATATCGCCACGAAGAAGTCTTCGACCGAGTCGACGACGTTGGGCGATACGATGGTCTTCGATCAAAACGGCAACGCACTTGTAACGAGCGGGGGTGGTTTAGGTTACGGCGCGGGGGCCGGAGGCGCCGTTACCCAAACAACGAGCAAGAGCACAGCGGTCACACTCAATTCGCCGACTGGCCAGATCACGATGAACGCTGCGGCTCTCGCCGCTGGCGCGACAGTCTCGTTCACATTCAATTGCTCTGCGATGACCGCCAATGACGTTCTCGTTATGAGTGTCAACGCGAATTCGCCCAATGCGGCTTCGTATTCTGTGCGCGGAATTTCATCGTCTGCCGCAACCGTTTTTGTGACAAATACCTCAAGCGGCTCGCTCTCGGACGCTGTCGTCATCAATTATGCAGTCATCAAGGGCTCGGCTTCTTAATCGAATTTAGGCAGATCCCCCTCAAATTATCTAAAGCCCGCTTTGCGGGTTTTTTTGTTCTCGGAGTCTGAATGGACCGCTCTACCGTCTATACGCAAGAACAGGGCCGCAGTGTCGACTTTCTGTTTGCGCAGCGCGCCGCCATGATCGGGCTCGCGAAGCTATCTCAAGCCGCTTTCGGAGCGAGCACTGTCGTGCGAGGGCTTCCTGTCACACCGAACTCGCCCGCGGCGCTGAATGTGATCGTCGGTATCGGCGAGATTTATGCGATGACAGCTGTTGATGCGACGAGTTGGGGAGCGCTTGGCGCCGACACGACGGACATCATCCTAAAGCAAGGCCTCAACATGACTGCGCAGACGATCTCGACGCCTGCGCCTGGCACTCCCGGCTACAGCATCAACTATCTGATCCAAGCTCAGTACCAGGACCAGGACACCAATCCGGTCGTCATGCCGTTCTACAACAGCAACAATCCACAGCAGCCGCTCAACGGTCAGGGTGGCAATGGCGCACCATTGCCGACGCAACGACAGGGTGTGTGCGTCATTCAGGCCAAGGCCGGCGTCGCGGCAACGACCGGAACGCAGGTCGCGCCGACGGTCGATTCGGGGTGGACAGCGCTCGCCGTCGTGACGGTGGCCAACGGGCAAACGACGGTTACCTCCGGCAACATCTCAATTCCCGCTGGAGTGCCGCAAATCACGAGCCTCGTGCACATGATGCAAACGGGTTCCGCCACTGGTGCCCTTGATACCAGCGCCACTACCAACCAGATCACGGTTGCTCTCACACCGCCGATTCAGTCATATCAAGATCGGCAGGAAATCACGTTCACGGTAGCGAATAGCAACACGGGGCCGTGCACGATCAACGCCGGGGGCGGAAGCGTTAATCTCGTCGGTGTTGCGGGCGCCCTTCAGGGCGGCGAACTCATTGCTGGCAAGCAATACACGGCACTCTATAGCGCATCGCTCAACGAGTTTGTCCTTAACAGCCAAACGGGCGGCGCGCAGCAGATCAACCCCGCTACTGCCTCTGAGCATGCGGTGCAGTTGGCTCAATTGCTCGCTGTGAACGGTCCGCAAGCCATCCTTTCGTACACGAACAGCACCACGATCACGCTATCGCGTTATCGGACTGGATATGTTTATAGCCCCGGCTACGGTGTAGTCCAAATACCGAGTGGTGGTTTGACGGCTACCGCTAGCGGGCTGACGCCAAGCACTCTATATTATGTATATCTGAATCCGAACGCCGGTTCGCCGACGCTCGTAACATCGACGACAACGCACCAGACCGATTCGACTGGCGTCGAGGTGATGTCAGGCGACAATACCAAAGTGCTTGTCGGTATGGCTTATGCCATCACGGCCACGTCATGGCTATCCGTTGTGCGATCGTGGGTGCATGACCGCGGAATTTCTTTGACAGCAGTGCTCAGTGCCTCCTCAAGCACCAATTCGACGACACCGGTGAATATAAACACGGGACTGCAAATTTCATTTTTGGCATGGGCGAATGAGCTTGCACAGTTTTCGGTGAATTCATCGTGTTCGATCAGCACCGCGAACACCAATATCGAAACGTATATCGCCCTTGACAACTCACCCATATCGGGTGCGGTGGCATCGGAGACGCCATCTACAACCAATGTCATTTCTCAGACAGTCGCGATCAACAGCCAATCGATCAACGAAGGCTTGAACACAGTCAATATGTTCGGCCAAGTTGGATCATCGTCTGCAACTGGGATGTGGTACGCAAACCAAACGAGCACAAACGTCACTATTGCACCGCGTGCGTAAAGGAAATTTGTGATGGCGATAGAACTCGATCGAGGGTTTGGCCGATTTATCGCGGCAGCAGGTCTAGGCAAGGTCCGCCCCCGTTGCTAACATCATTCCTCGATAGTGGAATGGAATACTTGGGTGTGTGAGCGCATCGTTTTCACTCGGGAGGACAATCTCTTTCCGAATTCGATGCAGGGCAATTCCACAAATCGATGTAGCTTGCCAGCGAGGAATATCGTAACCAGAACAGCGAGCAGATACTCGATCAATTCAATATGCCACCAAGTCCCATTGACGATTGGTCGAGTGCGCGCGAGAAATAACAGGGCGATCGGGTGGACTAGATAGATCGCATATGAAATCTCGCCAAGGTAGATGGCGGATCGCGGAACCTTGAATAGCTTATCATATTCGGCCAGCACGACAGCCAATATCAATACCGAGAACGGAAGTCCGTGCCGGAAGATATTGAAGCCGCTGGGGCTGAATGCGATGCACGTAAGCGACAAGGCGGCTGATGTAAAAAGTAAGATATACAGCCATCGCGCGGCGAAACGCCCTCGCATCATCCGGTACAGATATGCCACTCCAACACCAAAAAGAAATTCAGCAATGATTGGGTTCGTGGCCATCGCGAGATATGCAAATCGATAGGCACTAGTTTCTGTGGTAGATGCACTCAGGACATTACCCATCAGCGGTGGAAGGATTACAAGCGTTGCCGAGAAGTACGCGAGCATAGGAAAAATCGAGCGTTTGCCGAAAATAAGACAGGCTCCAAGCACTAAATAGAAGTAGACCTCATAGACAAGCGACCATCCTACATAAAGTACCGGAACACCGTAGTAAGGTGCCTCCACGCCTTTTAATGGATAGAAGGTTACAGACCTCACAATCTGGTTAATATCGACATGAGGGAAATAGTATATATAAAGAACGGAGACAGCCCAATATGCCGGGGCGATGCGAAAGAATCGTTTGATTAGGAACGAGAGCGGCGACTCCGCACTTCTCGCGAAGTCTGGCAACGCAGATAGGGCAATAACAAACCCGCTTATAACGAAGAATAGATCAACGCCGAAATCCCCCTTCTGGATGGCGCAATTTAGCCAATTAGGAAGATTCGAATGGTGGGCGTCGAACGTTGATAAGGTGTGAAAGAGTACTACGGCAAGTGCAGCTATCGCCCTCAGAAACTGGATGCCTTCAAACTTTTGCTTGCCGTCTTTCATAAAATTACGCCTTATTGACTTCGCTCTTGCCGCGACCAATTTTCAGGGCTTTTGATACTGTGTTACGCACTGCGTTATCAACCGCACCTATGACTCGCTTGCCAGTCTCTTCGGGGCGCCCAGTGAACGACGTCACGTGGAAGTATTCCGTCTCATCAGGGGAGACCTCGGAAAAGAAGTAATTCGACACGCAGCATCGAGGCGCATCGACCTGGACCGGGCTCACCGAATGCCATGACGTCTTGTTCGTCTCCATCACTACGAGGCGATTGAATGCGGATACAAGCGTTTTCTGCACCTTGCGATCGTCGTCCCACAGTTCGAAGTTGCCGCCGTTTTCGAGCTTCCAGTCTGGTGATACATAGTAAAGAAGGTTCAAGCGACGGTAGCGATCGCGCTTCGCATCATGGCTGTTGTCGATGTGAGGATTCAGGAAATCGCC